GGAGATAAATATGGATTGCTCTATTAACAGCCCGCTTGCTCTTGGCAATGTCAAGCAGCTTGATGTTTGGTTTGAGGGAAATGGGGCCTCTGCACAAACTGTGCTTGAGGGTCAAGGGGTCTGCTATAACTGGGACTATGGGACTGCGGCAACGCGAACTCCGGCCCGGTATAACCGAGTTGAACTTCCGACGATTTTGAATGCTCGCCATTTCGCTGGCGTTCTGGCGCAAGGGTATACGGTTCCAGCCGGTGGTCGTGTCGTGACCATTTATGCACCGGGCAGCGTATGCAATGTACTGTCCCGCGTTGCTAACACCATCGGTGTTGGTCTCACGACTTGTGAGGCTGGTGGCACCTATGCGGGTTACTTCAATCTTGGCGGTTTCGAGGGTGAGGGGACGGCTGTTCCGCTGCAAACCGTGGATCGTTCATCGACCGCTGGCCTTGTGCTGGCCAAGTTGCAAGAAGGCCCTCCGTCCGGTTTGTGTGAGGTTCTGACCTGCACGGCGGGCGGAGCTACCGCAATGATGGTTGGTGGGACGACTTTTTTTGCCACTGCCACTCCGGCTACTGACGCTACCTTTACCGTAGCAAATGGAACGCTACCCGGTTTGAAGAAACGGTTCTATATCGTTGGTAATCAGACTACTGGCAACATTGTTATTACCATCAACGGTATCCGCGTCGATGGCTCTACTGCATTGGTATCTGATACAATGGATACTGCTGCTGAAGAGATTACGTTGGCGTGGAATGGCGATTGGTACTGCACGGGGATTGTTGGCGGAACACCTGCGTAATTTATCCCGCAAGGGAATGACCGTAGGAGGTATACTCTCTTCTGCCTCCTGCGGTCTCTGGATCGGCATCGGTAGCCCAACGTAGAGGCGGTGCAATTAAAAGCATGACAGTTTGCAGGTTCGAGACCTGCCCGGTGCCCTATGAGAGATAAAGTAAAAGGTTTAAAGGCAGATGGTAGGGTGGCAAGTCCCTACCATCGTTTTATCAAGAAACAGAAGAACCGAATCGAGCGTAGGCGGGCGAAAGAACATCCCGAGTGTATGCCCGCCTATTCGCGTTTTTGCGGATGGGAGAGTTAAATGGAATCCGGATTATCTATTGGTTATAGCGACCTAACCAGCGAGGTCGGAAGATTCCTAGGTTACGGTTCTACAAGCGGCTCGTGGTCTGCCAGCCAACTTGCTGAGATTGATGGCTACGTTCAAAGTGGTGTACGCCGAGTTTACTATCCCCCAGCGATCCAGGGGCTACCACCGGACATGCTGGCCTATGAGTGGAGTTTTCTACGGCCAACAACTACGCTTGCAATTACATCGGGTACGGCTGATTACGATTTGCCAGATGATCTTGGACGCGTGGTTGGGGCATTCTACTATCCAACGGATGAAAACCGTGAATCAATTCAGCAGGTCTCGATTGGAAAGATTTTGGCACTTCGGGCTTCCAGCGATACAACCGGCTATCCAGATTGCTTCGCGGTTCGATTTAAGACGGAAGATCGTACTACTGGTTCGCGGCAAGAAGTTTTATTTTATCCCGAACCAGACGACGACTGGACACTGAATTACGAGTATGAGGCGTATAGTGGTACACTGAGCGATACTTACCCGTATCCGCTTGGTGGCATGAAGATGTCGGAATTATACATCGAATCGTGTCTTTCTGTTGCTGAATCACGAGTCAACGAGGAACCAGGAATACATACGGCGAATTTTCAAGCGTTGCTTGTGGATGCAATTCAACGTGACAGAAAACGAGGCGCGGTACATTATGGCCAGATGGGCGATTCGTCGTCGGGAGGCTCCGAGGAATTTAGGCGAGGAAACACTGGTTCTGTTTATTCTATGCTTTACAAAGGTGTGGAGATTCCAGCATGGTAAAAGCCGCGACAAAACCTGTGAAGGCATCTGTGAATAAGCCGAACATGACACGCGATGAGATAGACGCATTTATTAGAACTAGACGCGCAGAACAGCTAGCGGCAAGGGCGCAGCAGCCACAGCAAGCCAGTCCATATATTAGCGGGTTTGCGAATTTGATGAATATCCTTACTGGGCAGTCACCACTACAACAGAATAAAATATGGGGTAAAAAATAATGGCGGCTTCTACAGCGGCATTGACTGGTGGATCAAGTGAACTAATTATTGCGGCTGATCCAAACCGGGATCACATCACGCTACAATTACAAGCGTTCAACGATGTATATCTGGCGATTGGTGAGGCAGCCGCAGATGGTGTCGGTATTCAACTTATGGTCCCTGGATGCTCCGTACGCATTTTTGGCGATAAAGCAAGGCGAGCCATTTACGGCTGGGCTGCTGGTGCAACGACAATCGGCATCGAGACGTGCGAGGATATTGAATACCGCCCAGGCTCTTTTATCTGGTTCTTCTAATGGCAGCATCTGGTTGGACAATAGACGCTGACGTAGCAACTGAAATTCTCCCAGCAGATTTCTACCGGGATGAGATAGTTGTACAACTACAAACTGGTAAGTGGGACGAGGCTTTGGACCCGGTGTACTTATCGCTTGGCGGTACGGCGGCAATCGGTACTGGTTTAGTCTTGGGAAACCAAGGCTGTACAGTACGGATAAAGGGACCAAAGGCGCGGCTAGCAGTCAGTGCAATTTGTGCCAGCGAGGTATCTGGCGGCATTGAGACAATGACGCACATCGAATACAGACATACGCCTAACTACCCTGGATTCTGGAATGATAATGACAATCCAGAATACCCAAGATGGCCAGAGAAATCATAACAAACGAGACTTTTAACTGTCGGCCAACTTCGGCCAAACTTTTTCCTATGTTCGTGAAAGGACATCAGTATGCAACCTAGAGTATGTAAACTAATTAAAATGCAGGCCCCGACGAATGAGAATGACGGCTTGCTGTACGCTTCTGGTTCAACAGTGCCCGTGGACACTACGTATGGTTATCGTACTGGCTGTATTTTCCACCACACCGATGGTGCCGCTGAATCAGCACTGTATGTCAACGAAGGTACTTATGCTAGCTGCGCCTTTGTGCCACTCTTGACGACTTCATTTGAGATTGCTGACCTACCAGACGTTGGAGCCACGGCCTACACGGCGGGCGCGTTGTTGGTAGCTGACGGCGATAGCTATGAGGAAGTAGCCGTGTCTAGAGATGCGACTCTATCAGACACTGGCGCTCTCACTGTTATAAGTGCTTATGATAATTTTGATGTTGGTGCTAGCGGGCGCGCCGGAACTGTTGATGTATTTCCGGCTACCGCCTCTAAGGGAAAGATTATTCTTTCGTGCATCAACAACACGACAGACCATACTCTGACGATTACAAACAGTGCCTTGAATGGTGCAAGTGTGACTGCCTCTTTCCCAGCTATCACTGGCTATGTAGCCGAATCTACCGCTGCTTTGACGCTGGCGGAGGTAGATGTTCTCGATGCAGTTACGCCGGGTACAATGGCAGCATCCAAGGCTGTTGTTGCTGACGCCACCAAGTCTTTTCGATGGGGAGCATTCAATACGGGCGGTGCCACGACTGATGCTGTTCCGTTTGCCAGCGTACCTAACACATGGGCGGATGGGCAACTTGACGTTATTGGTATCTTCGGAGGCAGTAGCACCAATATCGGTTCTGGATCATCTGCTAAGTGCTTGCGGGCACGCCATATTGTCAACGCCGCTACTGCCACTGTTGAGCATGAAACCTATGGCTTGGTGGGACAGTTAGTGGTGAAGGATACCACACTGGGCCATTTGCACGCTGGTATCATGGGCACGTTCGAGGGACATACCAGCGGCGTTGTCATCAACGGCGGCTACACTGTGGGCACTGCTTGCGTTACGGCCCGACTGGGCGGGCACGCCACGATTACGGCTACTGATCCGATTGCCGGATTTTTGGCATTCAATAATGGTGCTGCCGCGTTGGCTAGTGGCATTTCGGCAGCTTTTGCAGCATCGAGCGCTAGTGCGTCTTACCCGTGGGTTTTGGGTCTCGATATGCCAGTTGGCTCTGTGACCCAGGCTGTACGGATTGGTGCATTTGATGGTAGTGCGGCTACGACAAATGCTATCCCATTTTCGACGGCGCAAAATTTGTGGGCCGATGGTCAGCTTAGCACGGCTGAAGTTTTTGGATCGTCCGCTAGCGATTTGACTTCTGCTTACAGCGCCAAGTGTATTCGTGCCCGACATATTGTGAATGTTGGCACGGGAAATCTGGCACACGAGACCTATGGTGTAATGGGCCAAGTGGTGGTGAAAGATACCACTTTGCAGCACCTCCATGCCGGTGTGATCGGGACTTTTGAAGGGTACACTTCTGGCGTTGTGGTAAATGGTTCCTATGCTTACGGCGCTGCGGCTGTTATGGCTCGTGTCGGTGGTGGTGCTGCTATCACGGCCACCAAAGATGTTTGCGGCGTTGTTGCATTCTGGAACGGGGCAGCACTCGCCTCTGGTTCGTCCAATGCTTTTGCGGTTGGTGACAATGCAGGAGCAGGTACTTGGACGAATGCGCTAGCTGTAGAGCGGGTTAGCAATATCTTGTATGTTCCAACTGCTTCCGCCTATGAAGCGGGCGTCAAGGTAGCCTCAATCACGGGTATTCCTGATACGACGGCTGATGGAGTTATTCGTATTAGTGTGGGGGGAACAGCTTATTACATTCCCATTTTTGCTGCTGGCAGCATCACGGGTGAGTAAGACTTGACAAATTAGACCCCGCATGGTATAATGTATCATGCGGGGTCTTTTCATAAGGAGAGAGAGATGAATCTAAAAGTCTTGGATCGTGTTACGTTGCTGAGTATCCTCCCTGAACAGGGGGATTTTGTTACTCTCAAGATTGTGCGTCGATTGCGCGAGGCGCTTGCGTTTGAGGAATACGAAATTAAACAACTCGATATTCAACAAGAAAATGGCCAGATTAAATGGAATCCCGCAGCAGATCAGGGCAAGGAAATTGAGATCGGCGAAAAAGCCAACGATATTGTGATTGAATGCTTGAAGAAACTTGACAAAGAGCAGAAACTGACGAATCAGCATTTTGACCTCTATGATGCTTTTGTGATGCGCGGCGAGTAGTACACATAAGAGTCCAAGGAGGGCGAACCTCGTGGCGTCAAAACGTAAACAAATCCGCCTAGACTTCCCATTGGGGGGTCTTAGCCGTAAAGCAAGTTACCAGTCCCAGCCGCCTTACACTTCTCCATCGGCTCTTAATGTCCGATTGCGAGAATCGCTTGCTGGCAGGGAGCGAGGCGGTAGTAGGCCCGGCCTAGCAACATCTCATCAGGAGAGCCTTGGCTCTGAGGTAAGACTTCTTGCCCCAATGCAGCTTGCACTGGGAGACGGTTTTACCAATTTCTCCGATAGTTTTTCCGGTCTGTCTCTTTCTGAGGCATGGACGCAAGCTGTTTGGGCCTCTGACGTGCCTCTTATTCTTCCTTCGGCTATCGCAAGTGTTGATACTTCTATTGCTGAGGGCGAAGTCGTCTTGGATGCCTTGACAATAGATACTGCCGAGAGCTATACTGTAGAAGCCTATTTTGTTCCTTGGGCTGGTGAATGGCATGGTAAGTATCGGCTGTATTTTCGCATGGCTGATTTGAATCCTGTCTATACTACCGCTGGTGTAATTGTCGAATTAACACAGATAGGCTCTACTGGTGCCTATACAGCAAGCCTAAAATCCTATGTTGCATCGGTTGAAACGGAAGTAGACACGGCTACTGGTACGGGAGAGGTTAAGCCAGGATGGCTCACGGCTACAATAGACGGAACAACAGTAACCGTTTATTGGCACGGCACTGAGATAATGTCTGGCACTGTAGGAGTACATGCTGGTACTCGCGTAGGGTTTGGGATGGAATGTACAGAGGACGGAGGACTATGCTTAGCGAATACATTTCGTGTTCAGTATTACTCAATGGGGTCGGTTCCAGTCACGCGATCCATGTTATATGCCTCAGCCGATGGCGATCTATGGTATGAATCGACTTACGGACGAATGACAGTTATTGCCTCAGACTTGACTGTACGTGATGATACGTTGCTTCTTGGTGTCCAGAGTGGCCAAAGTCTTTATATTGCAGACTACGGGGATTTACAAGCAAGTGGAACGGATGGAACCGTGACAGGAACCGCCTTTGATTCCGCGACCTACGCCGATTGGACTGCACTGGATATATTGCCGGATGACATGGTCGTCGTTATCTCTAATGGCACAGGTGCCACAGTAGACGGAACTTATACTATTGATTCAGTAGCTGCGGGGGCTATTACACTTGGTTCGGCCCCTGGGAATGGTACTTGTGCTTTTAGAATTGAGCGAGCACCTAAGGTACTTGATCCATCTACGAATACGGTTTCTCTGATGACGGCAACTGCGGGACAGGTGCCAACAGGTAATCCTATTATTACACACTACCTGGATCGTCTTGTGTTGGCCGGTGCTGAGACGGCTCCTCATGCGTGGTATATGAGTCGGGTTGCTGATGAATTAGATTGGGACTATGCAGAAGAAGATGAACAAGCTGCTGTGGCCGGGCCTTCTGCCCCGGCGGGTACTCCTGCTGATCCAATTACCGCCTTGGTAGTTCACAGTGATGATTACATGATTATTGGGTGTCGTAGCAACCTGTGGCGCATGAGGGGCGATCCAGCGGCAGGCGGCACGCTAGATGCAATTAGCCATACCGTTGGTATTCTTGGTCCTAAGGCATGGTGTCTTGGCCCAAGTGGCGAGTTGATCTTTTTGTCGCTGGATGGCGTCTATCAGCTTGCTCCTGGTGGCGACACATTTCCAGAGCCACTATCAAGAGATTCACTGCCGCGTGAGTTTCTGAATATCGACGCGAACCAAGTCAATGCACAGCTTGAATACGACGTGCATGGTCGTGGTGTTCATATTTACCTGACAACCGAGCCATCTAATACTCGCGTCCATTGGTGGATGGACCTAGCCTATAAGTCCTTCTGGCCGATGTCACTGGACTCTGACCACGAGCCCACTTGTACCTGTGTGTACCAAGGATCGGCTATCGAGGATTCTGGGGTCATTCTTGGTTGCCGGGATGGCACGTTACGACGTTACAACGACCTAGCTGAAACTGACGACGGTACTGCATTTGAATCTTATGCCATGATCGGGCCTATTGCTCTGGCAAACGAGGGACAGGTTGGGCGATTGATGGCGATGGATGCTACGTTGGCCAATTACAGCGGTGACGTTACATGGTCAGTGTCCTGTGGCAACTCAGCCGAAGCAGCCGTGCTGGCAACCGCTAGCGATACTGGTACTTGGTCAGAAGATTTGAACGCGACTGCCCGACCAGCTTGTGTTGGTCAAGCACTTGCTCTTACACTCACAGGAGAGACGGGGCGCGCCTGGGCTGTTGAGTCTATCGTGGCTACAAGGGCCGAACGAGGTACAAGGAGATTACCCTAATGGCCCAGAAAGTACCAAATCCGCATAGTCCAGAAGAGGTGCGTAGGGCATTTCAGCGTGTCAAGTTTGACACTGCTATTCTGTCTGAAGGTGCTTTGGGCGAAATTCTAGTTGGCGCTGGTGTTGGAGTCAAGCCTACATGGACAACTGATCTAACAACGCTGACCTCTTTGGTCGTAGACAACATTACGATCAATGCTGCTACGATTACAAGTGACACTGGGGCTATCAGCTTTGGTAATGAAAATCTAACGACTACTGGAACTATCGGTGGAATCAATGTAACAAGCGGTAATGATCCAGGGCACACGCACAGCATCTATACTCTAGTAGATGGGACCAGGCCATTTACTGGTACTGTGGGAGGAGTCGCTCCTGTTGCAAATTCTGATCTTACCACAAAGTTATATGTCGATACTGCAATAGCCGGTGCTACCGATAGTGGTTATGAGGCTGTTATAGATGCCGACGGTCTTGAGGGTCAGGTAGTCTATATGCTTGGGACAGGGCATTTGCTACTGGCCTATGCTAATGACGCCGACGCTTACAAAGCAGTTGGATTGCTTATCGCTGACGCAGACACAGGCGAGACCGCAAATTTCTATAGTGACCAGTATCTTACTTTGGCAGACTGGAGCAACGTCGCCTCGACGGCTGCCCTGACTCCTGGTGCTGTGTATTACTTAAATGTGCAGGGGACTGACTTACCTGATTACGCAAATGACGGGGGCACCGGAGACCGAACGGCTAGTATCACAATCACGCGGACTATTGCTGGTGCTGGAACAGATGCGAGCAAAATGGTCAATGGCTTGTATACAACTGGGCCAGTTGATTTTTATTTACCGTCTACCGCGGTAGCAGGTAAGTATTTAAGATTTGATTTTGGTGTTGGCACAGATAAATGGATTACGGAATGCAAGTGGTATCAAGACGCAGCGAATACGCATGGAATCTGGCAGTGGCAGGGATCGGATGATGCCGTGTCTTGGACAGATGTTGGTAGCCCCTTTACTTTGGGTGGAACCTTGCAAACGCAGACTGAACTCGCGGGTAATGCCGTAGGCTACCGCTATTATCAGCTATTAGGCATAAGCGGTACAGCTAGCTCCACACCCTTTATTGTGGAAGTTGAGTTTAAGATTATAGATTTTACGGCACCGCCCTTTCCGGGACGAATTACTTCTACAAAACCATCTGGCGCAGGTGTGTACGTAGTGGAGGTAGGGCGCGCCGTATCTAAAACGATGCTTGATATTGAAATTAAATGGCCAGGAGATCACGGCGATCTACTAGGACTAGCCGACGACGATCACACGAGTTATCACACAGACGCCAGAGCGGCAACGTGGTTAGCCGCTAACCACGAGACTACCTACAATCACGCTAATTATGATATAGCCTACGGTTGGGGAGACCACGCGGGATTATATGATGCGGCAGGAACAGCTTCAGGGTTAGTCGGGACGCACGAATCTACCTACAATCATGCTAACTACAACACAGCTTATGGTTGGGGAGATCATGCGGCAGCCGGGTATGTGGATACTGCCGGATTAACTGCTACACGATTACCTTATGCTAGTGATACTGATACGGTAGCAGACTCGGCCAATCTTACATTTGACGGAACTATTCTAGGCACCACGGCAATAAATCTTCCAGTAACGACTAGCACTACTGGCGTCATAAAACAGAATGGAAATATCATATTTCACACATTTACACCAGTCGGTGTGTCTGCGGATTACCATAATATCTTTATTGGAAAAGATTCAGGTAATTTTACTCTGACCGGAACAAATGCAAAAAATGTTGGCCTCGGCAGGTGGACTCTATACAACCTCACCACAGGTCACGGAAATATGTGCGTAGGCTACCGTGCCGGTAGAGGCATAACAGAGGGTTATGCAAATGTTTGTATTGGTCAGGATGCTGGATTAAATCTGACCACTGGCCTCAATAATATGTGTATTGGGTCCGGTGCTTTGAGCGCCGTATCATCGGGCAACGGCAACGTAGGGCTTGGTGTCGTCGCGGGGCAACTTATAACAACTGGCCACAATAATACCTGTGTAGGCTACTATTCTGGTTATAACCTTGGCAGTACCAGCGCTGGTATCTGCATTGGATTTAATGCAGGACGATATGAAACAGCAGGCGCAGCATTATACATAGACAGCGTAGATAGATCAACGGAAGCCGCTGGCCGGACAAACTCGTTGATTTACGGTAAATTTAATGCGACGCCTGCGAGTCAGTATCTTGCTGTTAATGGCCAGCTTGAGCCATTAGCGCTGACCGCCGGAAGAGTTGTTTACTCAGCAGCAGGGACGGTCAACGCCAAGCTGGTAGATAGCGCTAATTTAACTTATGATGGGAGTCATTTGCAGTCTAATGGTTATAAGTCGGCAGACGGATCAGCAGGCGTGTCAGGATCATTTACTACAGTTGACTCAAAAACCGTTACAGTGAAGGACGGACTTATTACAGCTATCGTATAGGAGTATCAAATGGAATACAAGAAATCATCTGATGGTAAGTTGATCCAGATTTCTGTCATGGAGCAGTGTTTCGACATGGCTGACTTGTTGATGCAGATTGACATGCTTCTACATCAACAATCATCCTTACAAAGCGAAATTGACAAATTACGCACTTTGGTAGCTAAAGGCAAAGAATTAGGAATTGAAGCCAAATGAGTGGTGCATATGTCGCAAAACCTGCTGCTGAAGTACCAGTGGATTATCCAGATGGCTGGAATCCAGATTGGCCATTTCCAGGCCCGTTTCCTCCTGGATTTGATCCGAGTAGCGTTGATTGGCCGGGCGAAGGCGAAGGCGAAGAAAGTAGCCCGGATGATCCAGATGAAGAGGACAAGGCTAGTATAGTTCTCTTTATTGAGGCACCAGGATATACAACAGAAACAGGAGGAACGACAAGAGGGGGGATATTTTTACGACGAATTTCAGGAGCGGGCAACACTGCCCCAATAGATGTTCCAATTCAGCTATTGAGTGGAAGTTTTGAAATCTCTGTTTCTCCCGAAAGTGTTCATTTTGATGCCAGAGAAGTTGGCATAATTAAATGGTTTACGTTGACCGGAAATCCCGACGATCTGGATGACGGGGATTTTACTGAAAGCGTAGTTGCCGGACCGTCTACCTCAAGTTCTGCCAAATATGCAGGACTACTTTCAGCTATTCTGACGGTAGTAAATATGGATGGCGAGACTACTGAATTACATAAACCAGTAGACCGCCCGTTATGCACAGATGGGACGGGGGTCTGCACTGGTTCTTTTGGATGCCCTACGCCCGAACAACTATGCGCGTCGGCGGGATACCCGATATGCGAAAATCCATACGATACTATTCCACTAAGTCCGCTAATAGATGGTGTACAACTTATCGAACCAGAATCGAATGTCCATAGCGGCCACTGGTACGTATACTGGACAGTATCAAATTTACCTGAAACTAAGCATAGCGTCAAAACCGGAATTGTTGATAGATTTGGCTACGGTACATATACAGGGGATGAAATCTATTTACCAAATTGGCGCTATGGAGCAGACGGTGGCGGCATACTAAAATGGTGTACATGCGCTTGTCTCTCACACGGAGGACTTCCGTTTTTTTGTTGCGAGGAGTACGCTATTACGACGGGCACAACTGTGACAACTCCGCTGACTGGAAATACTGTTACGTACTATTTGAGGGTCTATTGGTGATATGACTTGTAGATACCGCCTTGTATTTACGAAATCGGATGGCTTATGCCGATACGTCTGTACCCAGCATAAAGGACCGATACAAGTCAGTAAGTGTCAGGACTGCCCAATATACGCTGAATATCCCAAAGTACCAGATTGGAACGTTGTGACAACTACGATAGTTAATGCTATAGATATTACAAAATTACCGGATGGTCCCGGTACTCGGCTGGCATTAGCAATTAAGCGGTGGTTTGGCCTAATAGTCAGCGGAACATGCGACTGTTTGCCACATATTCTACAAATGAACGAATGGGGTTATAAAAAATGTGTTGCAAACGTCAACACGATAGTTGTATGGCTGTATGAAGCTGCCATAAAACGAAATTGGAAAGTTGTCAAATTACCGCTCGCCAAATATGCTATCAAACGATTCATCTTACACGCAATAAAGGAGTAATAAAATGGCTATGGTTGGTGGTGTGGATATGGGTGGGGGACTTCCAATAAATCAGGCAGGATACGAGGCCGCGATTACGCCTCGTATTACAGCAAAGATACAGGCTGATCTTGAACGCGAAAAAATGGCCATGCAGCAAGGTATGTGGCAACAGCAGCTTGCATTCTACCAAGATATTCTTGGTCAACGAAACAAGCAAGCTGGCACACTTGGCAGTGTTGTTGGCGACTATAATAAAGCATTCGCCGAGGCCCAAGCCGCGAACGAAGCTAAATACAAAGAAGCGCTAGGACTGACAGACCAAGTATCTGGGCAGCAGGCTGCGGACATCAGAAGCAGCTATACTAAGCAGCGATCCAGCGCTCTTCAGAATTTGGCCCGCTCTGGTATGTCAGGTACAACCGTTGGGTCTACGTTACAGCAAGGACTTGGACGTGAAGAAACTTCTGCATTGACACGACTATCAGACCAACTTCTTCAGCAGAAACTAGGAGTCATGCAGGGCTTCAATTACCAAGAACCGAATGCACAGATTCCAACTGCGCTGATCCAAGCGTTGTCTCAAAATATCTCATGGCCCAGTTTCTAAAGGAATAAAAATATGCCAAGAGGAAATGATAAGCTAGATTGGGCTAGGCTGGCACTTGAAACAGCAAAAGCCCAGCAAGAGGCTTGGGAACACAGCCCAGAGTATCTTGATAGGATAAATCGAGATCGTGTAGCTATGCAGTTGCGGCAACAGGGCTGGGAAAAGCAACAAGGCACATCTCAGGCCCAGATGTACGGTGAGCAGACCCGTAAAAATATGGAGTTAAAAGCTAAACTTGATGCTGAAAACTTTGAACTTCGCTATACAGCTAAGGACAAAGCTAGTATTTCCAAACTGCGTAATCAAGAACGTCGTGCGTATCAGATGATGCAGTCAGGCGAGATCACACCCGATGAGTACGAGAAAGTTTCAAAGATAACCAAGAATCAGGAAATGGGTATTATTCCTGGAATGCTTCCGTCATTGTCACCCTATCCCAAAGGTCAAGGCACGGGAGATTCTTATTTCAACAAGATTGGTATGCCAGTCTATCGTAACGAGAAAGGAATTGAAGTTCCGCTCGACTGGAAGAAAACCCCTCAAGGTATGGCGGAGGAGCAAGAAGCTAAAGCCATAGAGGCTAAGGCTAAATTAGATGCTAAACGAGAGGAGCAGAAAGAATCCTATCGGCTCAAATTGATGGATAAAGAAATTGTAGCTGCTGAAGGTAGTCGTAATTTGACTCCGCAGGAAATACAAGAACGAATGGATAGGGCGTATCCGTCTCCTGAAGCTGATGCGGAGAAAGTTTCTTCAGCGCGGCAGTACATTGCCAGCGTTATGGACCAGTACGGAGACTCGCCTCCACCGGAAGTTCAGCAGGCAATGCAGGAAGCTATTAGCATTCTTCAACGGACAAGGAAAAAGTAATGCCTTATACCGACGATGAGTTGTTGAGGTATGCACAGAAGTTTGGTGGTTCTACCAAAGAGCCATCAGACGATGACCTACTTGCTTACGCGAATAAGGTAACAGGGCACGTACCAGAAACTGAACTACCCTCAGATGAATCATTACTGGCCTACGCCAAAGCCGCGCGGAAGCAACCAGCTACGGCGCAGACAGTACAGCCTACGGGCGACATTATCGGGCAGGCTATCGAAGGCGGTGAGTCTGATGAGCAGATTCAGGCCAGAGTAAAGAAGATGCGAAAGGAAGCGGGCATCGGCCCCTATGCTGGTTGGCAGGATGAGCCGCAGATGCGAGCAAGGCCAGATACAGCAGACCTACAAGCCAAAGAGGTCATGGCGGGCAAGATGTTCCCGACGGTCGCTGGTGGTGTTCTCGCTAGCGGTGCATCAGCTTTGTCGATGGCCTACCGTGCTGGCGAATTGCTGCCAGAAAACTGGGGTGGCAAACGCTCTAGAGATCAAGCCGACTGGTTCGCTAACTACAGCAAGGCCCTGATAAAGTATGCTGAGGTTGAGGGCGAACAAGGTGTGGTAAAGCGCGGAGCCACACAAGCCTTGCGTAATATCGTTCCGATGATGGCCGGTGGTCCTGCGGGCGTACCTGCTATGATTGGTATTGGTGTTGCTGACCAGATGAACGCCGCTGAAACCGAGGCCAGAGAAGCAGGTTTGACAGGGGCAGAGAAGCGCAATTACGTGGGACGGCAAGGTTTGATCGAGGGAGTCACCACAGGATTGATGCAGAAATTTGGCCTGGGTGGTATGGAAAAAGTGTTGCCAGGGTTCTTTGCCGCCGCACGAAATGGTGTTCGGCAGAGTATCAACGCAGGTATGAAGGCGGGGCTAAAGACTGCTGCTAAAAAGACAGCAAGGACATGGCTCGAAGAGAACCTGGAAGAGAACATCATCAGTGGCCTTCAGATGTGGAACGATAAGTATTCTGGGGTAGATAAGTCTGGTTGGTCCTTAGACCAAGTAGCCAAGACGTTCTATGAGACTACATCTGCTGTTACGTGGATGGTTGGTGCTGGTGCTGGCCCGATTCATCTTCAGGAAAGCATCTCTCCTGGTCCGGCGGCACAGATGACCTCTGATATTGTCGCCACAGCCGAGAGTGGAAAGACTCCCACCCGTAAGCAGTGGAAGGATTGGGGACTTGATCCTGAACAAGGAAAGACGGCCAAAGGCCGTCAAGAAGCCGTCCAGCAGGCCGCTGAGCAGCTTAGACAGCAGTATGAGCTTACGGGGCCAGGAGAAGGAGAAGAGACGCAGCAGACAGCCCCACAGAAGGCTACAGGGACTACTATCAACCAGGAGGTAACTGAGGCAGAGCTAGTTTCTGAATTACTTAAACCGCCAACTCCAGAAGAACTAGCTCAAGCACACCCAGAATCTGAAGCCGCCAAGATATTAGACCAATGGGTAAAAGAAGCGCCCGTTGATTCGGGGCAGGCTATTGAGACAATGCAGCCTGGAACCGAAACCTCCTCGCCTATTACGAGTATCAAGAATGAAATTGTAACAGAACTTCGAGAGGGTCGGGGAGAAGCAGCGGTCAAGGGCATTGCGCCGGAAACTACAGAAGAATGGCTAAACACGGCTGAGAAACAAATTCAGGATGATCCATCATTTCCTACACGGCTAGTAGATGAGCTTATAGTCAGGTCACGTACTATTAGTGATACTGATACTGCGGCCTTACAGTTGCATTATCGAAATCTGAATAACCAATTTGCAGCAGCTTCAGATGAACTCACAGCGATTAGGCAATTCAACGATCCGCTTGCTACAAAAGATGCTGAAGCAAAAGCAAAGTTCTTGCTTGGTGAGATACAAAAAACGGAAGAGGCGGCTAAAGCAGCCGGGCGCGAATGGGGACGTGCAGGTGTAGCAAGACAACTAGAGTTAAAATCCGATTACTCTCCTGCCACGTTAATTCGTCGTGCTTCATTAGCCAAGGGAAAGCTGCTATCCGAAGCTGAGACAACTCAGATTAAGGAACTTAGCACAAAGGTATCTATTCTTCAAAAAGAATTGGATCGTCTTAATGCGGCTCGTAGCGAGCAGGATACTGATTCGGCAGTTGACGCGGCGATTAAACAAGCTACACCCAAAAAGCGATTTCAGAAACGTGTTCCGACGCTAAAAAAGATTGAAGCCCAAAAGCATGTGCAAGAGGCATGGGCAGAATTTAGGAGCAAACTTGGTCCGCCGACAGAAGGGCTGATTGGTGGAGAATCTGGCGCATTGAATGTGGACGCCGTAGCCGCCGGTATCAAACTAGCAAAAGCCTATGCTGATTTGGGCATAACTACGTTTACGGAATTTTTAGAAAGTGCTAAGACATTCGTAGGCGACGTGGTTGGGGTGACTACTGATACTCTGCGGCAGTCTTGGGAGCAGGCTCGGGCGGCTGGTTATATTCCAGCACTTGATGTTGATCCAACGGACCCCAAAGCAATTACAAAAGTTGCCAAGCGTCTTACTCGCTCATTAGTTGAAAACGGGATAACAGAACGTGATGCAGTTATAGCTGGCGTGCACTCTGAATTACAACAGGTAATTCCAGACATAACGCGTAGACAAGTTATGGATGCTATTTCTGGCTATGGGCAGTATGCTGAGCTAACCAAAGGTGAGGTCGAATCCACAATCCGGGATATTCGCGGGCAGCTTCAGCAGCTTGCCAAACTTGAGGATATGCAGCAAGGACAACCGCCCAAAAAGACTGGTGTAGAGCGACGTACTCCCAGTGATACCGAGCGACGGCTTATCCAGCAGGTTAATGAGGCAAAGCGAAAAGGTGGCTTTACAATCACTGATCCAGCTATACAGCTAAGGTCTGCACTAGATGCCTCTAAGACTGCAATACGAAATCGTATTGCTGATATGACAGAAGAGATTAGGACAGGCAAGCGTATTGTCAAGGAAAAAACAGAAGTAATACCGGATGCAGAACTAACTGCATTACGTAGTCAACGAGACGCATTACGCAAGGCACACGATGAGCTATTTCCACGGCAGCCGCTAACACAAGAACAGCTTATAGCCCGAACTACGAAAGCATTGGATGGCGCTATAAGTCAACTTGAGTCTGAGTTGAAAGAAGGAATTCTTTATCCAAAAAAGAGACTAACTAAAATCTCCTCTCCTGAGATAGATGCAAAGAGAAATCAGCTAGAGGCCCTAAAAGCCCAGCGGCAAGAATTACGAGATGTTGTAAATCCAAAAATGACTCCTGAAGAACGGCAGCTAGCCGCCTACAAGACGAGACTCCATAGCAGACTAGCTGAGCTACAACGTCGTATTTCGGAGGGTGATTTTACAAAAGTACAGCGAAAAGAGACGCCACTTGATAAAGAATCCACTGATCTAAAATGGAAAATTAAGCAGGAGCAGGATACCTACAGGGCGATGGAGGAGAAGTGGCGGAAGGAGCAGTTACACAGTATTGCGAAGGCGTGGGACTTGGCCGGGGAAGCGTCTAATTTTTCACGGGCTGTGATGACAAGTTTTGATTTGTCTGCCGTTGGTAGGCAAGCCGGGCCTGCTGCTAAGGCTCATCCGATTAAGGCCGCGTTCGCGTTGGAAGAGTCGCTAAAAGCATTTGCGTCGAAAGAAGGCGAGTTTGCGTCAGCTAGGCGAATACGCGAGCATCCCAAAGCACAACTTGCGAATTCGGCGAATTTGGCTATCACGGTTACAGAGGGACAGCTTACACAACAGGAAGAGGCGTATAGAGGGAAATGGGCCTCAAAGGTGCCCGGCGTAGCTGGCTCAGAACGCGCATACGTGACATTCTTGAACAATATGCGTATGGGTCTCTTCTCAGATACGGTGGACACGCTTGGTGGGATAGAGGGCGTCACACTGGATGAGGCAAAAGCCGTTGCTAACGCAGTAAACGTGTTCACAGGTCGTGGCTACTTTACCGGAGCTAATGCCGCAGCAGCGCAAGCATTATCCACGTATTTCTTTTCGCCACGATTTGTTGTATCACGTTTTCAGTTACTTTTGGGACAGCCATTGTGGGCTAAGGGCAATACGTGGCGAACCAGAAAACTAATTGCCAAAGAATACGCCCGTTATTTAGCTGGCGATGCAATGTTCTATTCTACTCTAGGACTACTCGGCTATCTGACGGCTGGTGGAGATGATCGAGATCAGCCGATTTTTGAGTGGAACCCACTATCAGCCAATTTTGGAAAGGTACGATTTGGGGATACGGTAATTGATCCTATGGCCGGTTTGTCGCAGGTTACTGTACTGATGAATAGGCTAGTATTGGGAAAGACAAAAAAATCTACCGGAGAAACTGTACCGATTCGTGGTGAAGGTGTTCCATTCAAGGGACTCACGACTACAGATGTAATTAGCCGATTTTTGCGATCCAAGTTGGCTCCGATTCCCGGCGCGGCATGGAATATACTAGCTGGTGAAAACATGATCGGTGAGGATAAGAATGCCTTATTAGAAGCTGGCCAGCTTGTGGTTCCGCTATCCTTTCGTGATATTTACGATACCATGCAGGCCAAGGGGTTTTCACGTAAGCTGGCTTTATCTCTGCTTGTAGTTCTTGGAGTCGGCGCGCAAAACTACCAAGACGCGACACCTGAGATGTTTGCGAGAAAGATAGCCGGGCATCCCCAACTGAGGGGATATAATAAAAAGGAACGTAAGTCTTTTGACTACACTACAGAGGTAGACCAGATTATAATAGAGGCCAAAAAGAGGGGTCTGACATCTACCGATTTGGCTAAGGCTCTTATTCCATATATGCGAAAAGAAGGAAATCACGAGGAAACTATAGGAAAAGCGCTTAGTAGGCTACATGCGAGATTCAACGCAACAAGGTAATTAGCTTGCGTTTTATCCGAAAGTATGGTATAATATGGGGATGGACTTCAAGGACGGCGACATAATCGGATTTTCTGGCGCTCACTACCTGAGTGACTTCATTAACATAGTCACCTATGGAATACCGCGCTACTCACTTTCGCATGTGGGAATACTGGCGCGGAAGAATACTCGGTCGAAATGGTTGGTGTTTGAGGCAAACGAGGATGTGCCTTGGCAGTGCGCGGTTACCCATCGTAAGCACGATGGAGTACAAGCACATTCACTGGACCTCTTGCTTGAACGGTATCCAGGAAAGATGTGGCTGTACAGTCGAATTGGGTATCCTGTCTATGATTCGGGGCATACGTGGGTAGAATTATATAACGCTCTGGTAAATGAACTTGGCACACCGTATGACTGGATGGGAGCCAAGATGGCTGGCGGATTTATTCATTCGGCTATCCAGGGCATACTTCATAAACAAGATACGTCAAGTCTATTTTGTTCTGAGTTGATTGCAATGATTCTAAACGAGTATGGAATACTCGATACGAATAACGTAAGTAAGTGGTCGCCTAATCGTCTTATGCGACATCTGACACGGAAGGGAATCTACGACAAGGCTGTCAGGATCAAGTAATGGAGAATAAGATGTGGAAATGGATTAGCGGAGTTGGTGTGCTTCTGTTAGTGATTGGTTGTCAAGGCGCGCCGCCGAGTGATAGCCCATGCGGACCAAATAGCTGTCCGATGAATCAGATGCAGCCGTTGCAGTGCCCAGGAGGCTCGTGCCCAGTCAATCCGCCGTCGATTGACATCAACGATCTTCCTGCCTTAGGCGGTGCCTATGGGCCTGTGCAACAGGAAGGGTACTTGAGGTCTGCGGTCCGTATTGCTGTGACGCTTCAAGAAGGAGGCATGGCAAAAGGTTCTGGCGTCTACGTAGTCTCGAATGATACCTATGTAGTCATTACGGCAGCTCATGTGGTTCGTGGTAGCACTAAAGTTTTTGTTACGTTCCGGGGGAGTAAAAACCCTATTACCGTGCAGGCCGAAGTTCTATACAAAGATACTACCTATGACTGCGCTATCCTTGGTTTGTACCGGCATCCGCTAGACGGCGAGGATATTGCAACAACGATGGCTTATCAGGATGATCTTTCTAATCTGGAAAGCCAATCTTTGCAGAATGCTGGTTTTGGTGGGGATGAGGTTCTCAATGCAGGCATTGGTCGTATTCTCAAATATATGGCCCCAAGTGGCGGGCTTGCCAACGATTGGATGGTAATCCGAGCAAAAGCTAGATTTGGTGATTCTGGCGGTCCAGTTTACTTGTCCAGCGGCAAGGTTGCCGGTATTCTTTGGGGTAAAGACAATTCTACAATCGTTTGCGTTGCGCCTGGGCGAGTCCATATTTGCCTGAATAAGGGATTGTCGGCCATTGGCGTTGACCAAGCGCAGCTTGTGCAGCCTCGGCCTATTCCCCGTCAGCCGAAGAAGCTGGTTCCTGTGATGCCTATGAAGCCTCCTGTGCTTCCTTGGCGAGATAAGATCGAGAATGAACTTGACGGGATTAAGCGAGCGCCCCCCAAATGTAACCCAGCACCGCCTCCGGTTATTAGGCCAGCGCCGCCCAAGGTAGATGTTGACGTTGACGTAAATAAGCCTGTTACTCCTCCGGTCATTAAAGAGGATGAGCGTTATCGTGTTGAAGCGCAACTTGCATTGTATATTATTGCAGGTGTGGTTCTTGTGTGTCTTGTGGTTGGTATCGGTGTTCAGTGGAAGAAAACTTACTCTATTCAATAAGGGAGATTGTAATGACAGTGCTTGAAATCGTGCTTGTGTGTGTTGTTGGTGGTGCTGTGGCTATCTATCTTGGTACGCTGCTGTTTAAGGCAGATACAAAGAAAGAGGGTCGCCGACGTGCGGCTAACCAGCTTGCGGGTGTTCTTCGGTCTTTGGGCCTGAAAAAGACTCCTGAATTCCTTGAGGACTACGGCGTTGGCGACTACAGCGGCATGGCTGAGAAGATCACGGATTTGGCTAAGTTGTTTGTCAATGGCCAAGATGCCGTAGTTGCTGAGTTTTCTCAGGTATTTGACAGCGTGCTTGCTGCCAAGCTGTCTACGGAAACTGGCCGTGCCTACGTTGCCGCAAAATTGGAAGATGCAACAAAATCTAGCGATGCTGGCCCCATCCAGGACGCTGTGAAGGCTACTACAGTTTAGGCTTTGGTGAGACTACCTTTTACAAGCCGCATGGATGCAGCGAGGGACTAGGTAGCACTTCCTGGGAAGCCCCCGCTACGATCCAAGGGAATGGATACGAGCGGGTTTCTTTTTGTACCAATATAAGGATTCTGACATGACAGCGAAGGAACGCGACATTCTGGAACGTCTACGAGACGAGGTTCACAGCTACCACATGGATGTGCAGTCTCATGTGTCAAAATGTGAGCCATACTTCAAGAACGTGGACCAGCATAGCACTGATCTGTACGGGAATCCAGATGATCGGGAGGGGAATCCAGGGCTGATGGCTCAGGTAGGCGATCTAAAGAAGAGTCGGAAGATTCTACTGGGGGTGGCGGCAGGTGCGTGGACTCTGGCTACAATCTTTGTTGGTACACTTGTGTCGAAATGGCTCTAGTCGTTCCACCATCTTTCGTGATAATAGTAACCTACTATCTTTAGTGCCACACAAGCTAGTACAAAGGCGGCACATTCGCCAATGTTGCCAAAGATAGCATAAGCCATAATAAAGACTACTGCGTTTGATAATCCTTCCCACGAGATAGCTTTGTAGATGCTACGTTTGTTCATCAAATTCACATTCCTTGCATATCCAGTAGGTTTGATAGCATTCATAGCACAATACCGCATTGCAACGCAAACAAGTCTCTTCATCCCTGCCGTCTAGGATTTCTTTTTTACATCGTGCACATTCCATTCTGGTCTCCATGAAACGAAAACAGGTGCCATCTGTTATCCGACCACGGTGTAATGCTATCTGGGACAAGGCAAGTCTCATGGTCTACATATGCAAGGTACTGCTGCAATTCAACCCAGGACGAGAATATCATCTGATGCGGAATCATCCCAAACAGCCATAGAGGAGCTTTTGTCTTACCCTGGGCATAATGAATTAAAATAGGTTTCTTTTCTTGATTAGCCCATGTAATCTCTTCGATTGTGCCGACCGTTGGAGTGTCTTGATCCAGATAGACGATTAGGAAGTCTGCCAGATGAACTAGGCGCAAATCCACCCTACGTACCCAAATCATTCTGTCACGTATCTGGTCATATCTTCCAAGCGCTCTATCCTGCTGTAGTAGAATGTTATCTTCAGGTGTCTCGCTAATAAACGTAGTCGGCTTTTTACACGGATCAAGCCACTGGATATTCAGGTAATCCAGTCGCTCCTTAATCATATCTCGCCATGATGTGCCTCCATCGGCACATGTCTCGATTGGACCGGCAAGATAACAGCGAGTATGTCTAAGTCTATTCATTTATTTGCCATGAACGTGTTGTGGGTGTGCGTATTTTAAGGCATACTTTTCAGCGTCAGCATACGTAGAAAATCTTTTAGCTTTTGGACTATTATCTGACGGAGGGTAGAAAGATACCCAGTAATGAGTTTCTTTGGTAGAAATCATGTCAAATATCGTAATATAGGCTATCCAATTTTTATTCTTCATACTCTGGAATATCTCCGTTCTTTTGGATAGCCTTGTCCTCGTATGGATCAAGCAAACGCCTACGCATTTCTTTAGCAGCATCCTCTAATATGCGAATTGCCGAGGATATTGTTGAGTAAGACCATGTACCGGGGCACATAGTACGCAATACCAGCCTAGTAACTGCATAGTTCAGCAGTCCAGGCGAGCATGGGCAGCGCCCATCAACCTCTTTTAATGTGACTACCAACTTAGCTAAATCATCCTCGATAAATGCACGATCTTTCTGATTGATATAGGGCATTACTTGTCTCCTTTTCCATAGTTCCAGCGGATAAAAGCGCTGTAAATATCAGCAAACGCTAACCCCCACTCGCCGCTATGGTCGTCTACTCCTGGTCTAGCAAACCAAGATAATGCGTGTGCCCACTCGTGGAATAGAGTATCGAGTTTTACGCGATATGGAGCGGACTTGTCAATACGAATATAGAATTCCTCATCATCATCCCCCGGACAGTTACAATAGGTACAATCGCCGCACACCTCTTGAAGTTTTTGCCTGCGTACCTTAATTGGTGCCCGGCCTGGAAATTGCAGTCGTAGCCACTCGATAGTACGCTTCCACTTATGCTCTTGTGTTAGGCGTTTCATTCGTCCCATCCGTAAGTTGGCGGTGGAGGGGGAAGGTTATCAGGTCGGTATTCTGCATTATCATATAAATCGGGCCAAGCCGTTGTAACTGTATCAGGGTACGGAGGCATCTCACTCACCGCTTCAGCGGGAGCAAGCAATAGTGGCTTCTTCAAGACTTCGTGGAGATAGCCGCTGGCGTTGAAGATTACCGCACACAGGGCCTCTTCAAGTTGGTCTTGTTCCCCGTAGCTAGTGATCTCTCGCGTAAGACGGTAGCGATGTATCGTCCACACGTCCATAAAGTGACGCCACAAACTTTTACAATATGCTGTAAGCGGGATTCCTTTTTGCCAGTTATCAGATGCTCTGAGCGTACCATCTGCCTGAATGCTGTGCTTCAGCATATAGACGCCATATCTATGCAATACTAGAGGACTTAGATACCCATCGTAATCCGGTTTTCCTACATCTGTGTCTCTCGTAGCCCCGGAAGCAAACTGACGAATCCTAGCAGCCTCTTTTTGTTTGGCTGCGCAGGTACAATCGGAATCTCGACCTACCTCATTACCACAAAATCCACAATATGATACGGTTCTATCCATTTTATTTCTCCAAAATATAAACTGTTACTAATCGCCCTTTCCGATAGTCTTTGTATACTTGGCATTTTCCACTACGCACCAAAGCATCTAAGCGGTCGTGAACAGTTGATTGTGGTAGTCCAAGGATGTGGGCTATCGCGTATGCTGTTTGTCCATCAGGATACTTAGGTGCGGTCTCCGCTACTATGGATGCCCTCCACTGGTCAACTGTGGTCGAAAGTTCAGATGATGTAGGCACTGGACTAAATGTCTCTACTCTACCCATAACATACCTCCGTTTTTGGTCGTGTCAGATTCCACAAACGATGCCGTGTAAATACGTCCTCATCCCCAGATCGGACGAGCGTACCGCCAATCTGGGGGAGTGTTTGTCTACCGCCTGCGATCTTGTACACGAATGGTGTCTTGGCCTGCCACCCGGCAGTAGTACATGCCGTTGCGAAGCCGTGCGCGGTCTGTATGCGCGTTTCTACGTTGCGGTGCCTGTGAGATCGAACAATCACGTCGGGATGCCTGTTTCCCCATCTAGCGGCCTCCACAAACGATTGCTCAAGTTCCTTGTGTACCGCTGAGGTTTCGTAGCCTAGACTTCCAGCCGTTCCTATGTGGTGTGACAGGTGTACCAATCCAACTCCAACCTCTAGCCATAGCTCCCAGCGGGCATACCGACCATCTGAATCAGGGATGGACCCAAGCTCCATTGCAAGACGTTCCTCTTCTTGACCACTCTGCCCAACGTGGGCCTCGGTCCCCCGAATGTGATAGTAGCGGCCTTCGCACAACTCCACGACAGGTTTGAGCAAATCGCAGGCAATTTTGGCTTGGTCCGTCAAGTTGTGGCTGATCTGGGTTGTTGATCCATGGTGCGAGCCGTCAATGGCGTCACCATTACAAACCACAGCGAACGGATCACCTTTCGTAACTTGCGGCACCCAGACTTCCCAAAATTCATCCCACCGTTTATAAATATCCGCCTGAATAGCTGAATAGACATACGTACCTCCACCATCAATGTAGACAGAAGGAAGGCACAAACCAAACTGACATCCACAGTGTAGGTCGGAAATTACGATTAGATTGTTGATTTTTTGTTTCTTTTTAGCTCTTGCCATAGTATTCCCTAATTTCTGGGGTGAATTTTGGGCCGTCATTCAGACGGTTCTTGTAAGCTGTCTCTCGAAATTTTGTTGTAGCAATTTCGTACTCTACCTGCCGCCCGACTGACTCGGCAATATATCGTAGCTGATCTTGGGTGCAAAGCGGCATTGCCATTAGTTCTGGTGCAAAGGATAAATTAAGCGTGTACATTTCAACGTGTGGACCACATTGAAAATCTATAATAATGCAGCGTCTAACAATCGCATCTAGTTCCCTTTTTAGGTTACCTGTAGACTCAGCCAGCTCTTTTTGGTACTTGCTATATCTGGCATTCAATTCCTGTACGTGTTCATCCTTGGGAAGATACCATCGAGACAACAAGCGATCAAGTAGTTTCTTTTTGAGTGGCATTATTTATCAAGTCCTTCTGTAAAATAAACACGTCTGGGATTTGCTCCATCGCTATATCGCATCCAATACTCTGTTCCCAATGAGTTACCCCACTCGTCTACGCCAGACGAGCATCTAGTTACAAAACGATGATTACACTGATCGTACCATGAGCGCACCCCATCATAGACCCACAGACCTCCAAACATTCGGCTCAAATACCTAGATTTATTCAATCGTCGTATTGGTAGCACATGTACACTAGTTGCCATTTAGAATCCTTATTTCTACCCTAGGGTTTACCTTATCTACCAAAAACTTAGGATGATGCTTACGCATGTGCAAGTGATCGTCGTCAGATACTAACCCAGCATCTACAATACCGTCATACGCGGCCTTAAGCATAGATTGATAGTTGTCCTCATCGCGTCGTCTACTGATCTTGTGATAAAAGATCGGCTGAGTAGTCACGTAGTCCCACGGTGCTGTCTGAATATCCTCTGCTTCTACTGCCTCTTTTGCGAGCCGCCGATATTTTTTTGTAGCTGCTACTTTCATAAACCTACCAGGTACGCTTGCTACCATGCAATTAGGCGATAGCACTTTGTTTGGTAAAGGAAGGACTATTGTTAGCGATTCTTGCATGTAAGAACTCTAGTATTAGGCCTTGTTGCCTATCTCTCCTGGGTGGTCCAAGCATACCCATTCCCTAGAGATGGACAAACCAGCAGGTATTCCGCAGCGTGCTTCAAATAAATCAAGTCTATCCTCTCGTACAATAATAATGTCATGCGGACATTGCGCTGATCTGAGAAACTCCTGTAGCGGTTTGGCGGCGTCCCTGAGTTGCTCTATTTTCTCATGCGTAACCATTTTATTCTCCTGTCGTTAGCAATTTAATCATCTAGGTAATCCAAGCAGCCAGCACACTCCCACGTTTCTTCGCCATCTAACGTAGTTAATCCGGTCGGGAACACGTCAAACGAGCCACAATAAGGGCATGTATAGTCACCATTGGCGGTTCGTACTAAATCATCTGTAGTCATGCTGTAAACCTTGGTCCGTCAGGTGTCAAATCCATTATTACTTCGCCAGAGGAAATCAGATCATCAAGTAATTTGGCTCTGTCTCCTCCGGTAATCCATCGTGTTCTCTTGGTCAACTCGTTTTTTGTGATACCTTTTGTTTTGCTGTCTTGGACAATTCTGATAATTTTTTGCTTTCTCTTGGCAATCTCATTTTCTGAGATTTCTGGGACGATGTTTTCGATGAAAGAGTCGAGCAAATATCTAACAAGATTGCAACTATAGCTAGCTGCGTTGCCATCCAAAATGCGAGAATCAACGATACTAGTACCCGCGATAATAAGTCCAATTCGCCTGGCATTTTCTTCTCCCTTCTTCCACAAACAAGCAAGCTGCGGATTTTTGTCACCTAATTTTACAGTTTCATTATCAAAGTCACAAAAGATTTCAGTTGCTTCTTTTGTTTCTGGTATCAGTATTTGATAGGGAGGTTTCTCTTGGTATGCCCCGTCACGATCTGGTATTACAAACTGTCGAATTGAGGATTCGTTGGGCCATTCAGGTTTCCATTCATAAAGTTGTTTGACATGATCCACAATAGACGTTGGTATGCCAGAATGTGTGGTGGTATTTCGGCATTTTGCAGGACGATTCTTCGAGTAGAACACGAGGCATCTTGAGAGCCAACCATCTTGAAGCTGGTCAGGAGATAATCCGCAAGCAAACGATTCAGGCGTTGCAGTTCCGTAAATGCAGCAGCACGGCTGAATAATGATTCTTTGTCGATCTTTGTCAGCATACTCCCTCCCCAGGTACATAGAAGAAGCCGACGAGTACAGCTTCATCAACATGGATATTACTTGTGCATGATTCTTGGAAACGCCAGATCGGATATGAGAAAGAAGGTAGCCTATCTCGTCCCACAGAAAGAGTGTAGCTGGGGATTTTGCCATCCGCTCCTCTATCGCCGCATCCGACGCAACATATTCGCCCCCCAACAACTGCGTACATAATGCCTCCGAGCAAAGATTCCTTACACACGTAATCGCATGGTTCTTGCCAGCAGACGATGGAGCTACACCCATGCAGTACAGATTCGTCCGGCTTCCTAAAGAATCCTTCACTTTTCGCCCAAGAAGGGCACCGAGAAACGTGACGGTGGCCCCTAACGACAATAGTGGCTGCGGAATCAAAGCTGTTTCGTTCATCCATTGGCAGATTTCTCCAACGAGTCCTGGCGGGTTGCAAAGATACCTTACTTGTTCATCATTTGGAAGAATTCGTGGCTGTACCGAGCCAACGTCACATCTCGCGTGGCTAATAGATTGTGTTTTAGACAGAATTGCTCGTACATCACACGCAAGTGTTCCTCGATCATCTCCCGTGTGCAGTAGCCATCCTGGCTCGTGCTGTCCGCCGAGTTTTCTTGCTTCGCTGATTTTTCGTCTGAAGTCTTTTTCATCTTTTTGGTCCGTTAAATCCCAAGGGGGTAAACATCGTGGGTTAAACTCTCTCGCAAGTATATCATACGCTTGCTGATCTGTCAAGAGAAATCCGTTGACCAGCCTGTCCGCAGCGTACAGTAGCTTGTTGTGGCCTCCGCAGCCCTGTATCGCGGGGTCGCATTCTGCCAAGTACATGGAGGCACGTTTTATAGCATCCTGCACAATAATAGGAGTCGGGGATTGTGCAAGTGCTACAATAGTCGGTAATGAAGTGAATTCTGGTATTAGCCATTGTGGGAAATCCGCTAAGGTTTGTGGTCCCAGATCACGACTCTTAGAAGTATCCCACTCGTAGCTGCCACAATCGGCGAGGCTAGAGGGGGTAAGCAGCACATAGCCGCCATTGTTGCGGACATCAAGCCCAGGCCGGAGCCTAACGCGGTTAGAGCAATCAGGGCAGTAATTATAGAACGCATGATAACCTCCACTAGGGGTCTTTTGGGTAAGTGTTTTTGATAGCTTAGCTAACCACTCTTCTACGTCGTCGTCAATATCGACAACCGTAATTCCGCTCTTTTCTCCGCAGGCTACAGCGACATTAGCATCTGGCCATCTGGCCCACCAACTACTAATTTGTTCAGGATTAGTAGTTGCGTCGTATACGCCATGTGTAGTGGCTGGACGCTTGGTGCCAGCAATGCACGGCAATACATACCAGCCATGGGCTGCGTAGGACAGGGCAGCTTGTAATAATTCCGACATCAAGCCTCCTGCTTGTTATACCCGACAATTTGCCAATACTTCCCTATTTTAACAACCGTTACGCTTTTTGTCCAGCTTAAAATCTCAGAAGTTGCAAGGAGATTCTCTAGGGCATCCTTAACTGTTACTCTTTTCTTTTGCTTTCCAAATCGCTCTTGCCACCACCTTTGGGCTTTGTTACCTATCTCTCCTGGGTGGTCTAAGCAAACCCATTCTCTGTAGATGGACAAACCAGAGCGGTACTGGACTCGTAGACTATCCGGCGAGCCTTCTTTGACGTGCCGAGACAGATACACCGATTCTACGGGCACCGTTATAGGCTCATTTGACAAAATACTTTTGTTGGATGCTTTGTCAGCGTGCATCCTACGCTCTCTCTCAACAGTCTCAAGTCTCTCAATTTCGACTTTTGGTATCTCCCAGCCACACGACGGGCATACTCTTACAGCCCGACTAAACGATTCACGGCATCTACAACATGTGGCCAATGCAGTAATATGCCCAGTACCCAGTAGATCAATAGGACCATGCTCGTCAATACAGCCACCAAAATCCAGGATAAGACAATCGCTTTTGGTACTGTCAATTCGGAGTCCCCTGCCAACCATTTGGGAGAATAAACCAGGAGACAAAGTGGGACGCAAAAGAACAACACAATCAATAGGTGGTACATCGTATCCCTCGGTGTAGATATTGACACAGCATACGGCCCGCAAGTAGCCACTCTTGTGATCCCGCGTTATTCTGTCTCGATCAGATTGGCTTGTTTTTCCTGTAACGTATGGAGCATAGATTCCATGTCGTCTAAGCTCCTCTGACACCTGCTTACAGTGTTGTACATCAACGCAGAAGAAAATAATATGTTTTCTATTTTCTGCGTTGATAATTGCAACTGCTTCTGATATGGCAGCTTGTACGACATTCTGTCTATTTGTACTCTTTGAGAGCGAAGCAGTGATATAATCTCCTCCACTGTTTCGTTTGACTTCTGACAAATCTGGCTGACTTGCTCCAACCTTTGAACGCAATCGACATAAGTATCCTTGGTCAATAAGGTCTGTGAGTTTTGATTCATAGCATATCTCGTTTAATATGTGATCTTTGTGACAGATAGACCCACAGGCCATGCGAAATGGCGTAGCTGTCCAGCCTATAACCCGCAATTTTGGATTAAATCGCTGACATCCTTTAATGAATGTTCGATATTTTCCTTCGCCGCTTGGAGGGATTCTATGCGCCTCGTCAACGAAAAGGAAGTCCCAAGGGGGAAATTCTCCCGCTTTGTTATAGATGGAATCAATTGAGGCAAACAGGATTGAGGAATCGTAATCCTTCTTTCCAAGTCCTGCACTAAAGATACCAAGATCAATAGATTGTCCCGACATTGCGAGTCGTAGCTTTTCTTCATTCTGACCTACTAATTCTTTTCTGTGTGCTAAAATACATCCGCGTACCCAAGGTGCTTTTGCTTTCCATCGCTGTATCTGGAAAGCCATTGTCGGTGACTTACCACTACCAGTTGGCATCACAACGCATGGATTACCTTCCTTGTTACAAAGGTAGTCGTCCACCGCGTTGATAGCTTCAAGCTGATACGGTCGTGGTTCCATTATACAAGCCGAATATCTACCTTGACTTCAACAATCTCATCTTCTTCGCAGCAACATTCGGCTGTCTCTTTATCGTAGACTGCTGCTTGATTTATATCCTTGGAATAAGCAGACTCATAATCTTCAAAGCCTGTTGGCTTGAGTTTAACAAAAAAACCCTGTTTGTTGTTGAAAAGTACGTAGCGTTTCATAGCTCCTCCCTTGTCATAGTCAGTAGCTCTTTAGTCGAATGGCAGAATCCGCCATGCTGCCATTCTTTTCCATCGTCCTTGTTCTTAAAGCAAATCAGGCCATCCGTAAAATCTGTCGGCTCAGCGTAAGGAAATAATTCGGGTAGGCAAAGATGGTCTGGACATGTCTTTTCTGTTATCATATACCCATGCCCATGTTTTGTACAAGACCATTCCCCGTTTTTTATTTCTGGCGTGGCATAGCAACATTGCTTGCAACTAATCACGGGGAGTGGTAATGCCTTCTCGCAACCCCAGCAAATATCATGGGCATCACAAAACTTGCATTCATAATAATCTGGTCTGTCTGAAAGTCGCGGTGGAGGCTCGGTAGCGGTAATAATCTGCTTGGCCCGTGCAACTAGGTCAAGCGCTTCTGCCCTGTTGTAGTGTACCCTCTCAAGCCACAATTCGTCGGTATCCTTGTTCTGCCCAAGGATAAAGCCGCGATCCAGCTTCAAGTAGTGCATATAGGACTGAAGCTGACAGTAGTATTTTGGATCAGATACTTTGATTCCTTTGTCCTTGAAAGCCTTGAATCTCTTTGCGCTAAATGTTTTGCAGTCCCCGACGTGTGGAGTATTGGGTGCTTCTTTTAATCCAACAACCACACAGTCAATATGGCCGCTAAAATGGCCGCCAAAATCGGATATTCCATACTGTTCTCCATTTTCGTCTAGGTCATAGACCTCACAACCGATGTCTCGTAGGTTTTGTAGAAGCCGCGTCTCTTCTCTATGCCCTGTCTCAAAGAGGCGATAAATCCTTCCAGGACAATCTGATTTGCAGCAAGCCCGAAAAGTAAACCATAAATAGCGACTACAAGAGTGGCCTACGATAGACGCCCCAAGGTAGCCACGAGCCGGTTCACTATCGCCAATCAGCTTGTAGTGGTCACAGATTAGCTGTACTGTTGACGATACAGATGGTAATATGTCAGCTAGAGCGGTCATTGATTTTCTTTTATAGAGGCTACTTGTGCCATAATAGATAGCTTTGCTTGGAGTTTACCAATTTCTATACCATATTCTTCGACGTTGCTATAGCCAAAACCATATCGAGCTTCTAATACGGCGAGAGTGGCGTAGATTTCTTTTGCGTTCAGCATTTCCTCTTAATCTCCACAGCTACTTTTTTGGGCACTACTGTGACAAAGTGTGACAGGGCATTGAATAGTTCTTTGTGATGTACCCTATAGTATTCGTAGCCTTTTTCGTCTAACTCAACCGTCGTTTTCGACTTCAGAGGCAGTGATTCCTCTGGGTACTCAGTCTGCATAAGACTACGAATAGAGTCACAAGCGGCTTTATAGTTATATCCGCGCTTGACCGTTATTTTTGTGCCATCCTCAAGCGTAATAGTTTTTGAGCCGGAATCTGGACCCGGAACCAATTGTGCTACCTGTTCCTCCCAATAAATCCGTTCTTGCTTATGTAGTTCTTCCTGCGTTTTACATTCTAGTAATTTAGCAACACGAAAATCAAGTGTTTCTGTTGTCATCTCTTTCTCCACAACCAAAAGTTACGGATTGCGACACATCCCATTACAGACTCAATAAAAACCATATCAGCCCGCCCAATCCCCAAGCCAATCCCTGCCCAAAGGCAACACCCACAACCAGATAATATGAATCCATAGCGTCTCCTATGACCTATTTGCCAGGCCCCAAAGAGTACACAGAAGTTAGCTATCCAGCCCATTTATGGTTTATTCTTAAGGATATTTATTGTTTCTTCCAAAGTATAATAGTGCTTCATGTCTAGGTCTGCCAGCCCCATACTAATCGACCAGTACCTCGAAAGAGAATATCGAGGATAGCCGAGATATTTACCGAAAAACCAAAAGTAGAGGGCTAACATGGCATACCACGGCTTCCACCTAAGCCATCTATAGCACTTGACGTACCATTTCTGAAATTGATAGCGGCTGTCCATAGAAATCTCCCTTGTGTAGTGCTTCTCTCCTGCTGCCAGATAAACGTCAATCGTCAGGCCGGATGCTCCCTACCTTACAGGAGTGCCCTCCATTTATGCAAGGTAGTATATTTATCAGCCGGGTATCGAAACAAAGAAGCAAGCAAAGCCGCTCTCTTATCGTATTCCTGCCAACTGTGAAATGCTAGGCTGGTTTGCCCACTGTGGTCACGACATATCTAGTGGCATCCAGAGAGCGGACTTTGCCTGCTTCCGTGCAGACATTGGACCATATTACCGGGCCCAAGGGGGCTTGTTGCCCGCCGTCGTCGTTGGAGTAGGTCCAGGCATAGAGGCAGTATTCTCCATCACTTGCGTAGGTGGTTGGTACGTCGGAGTCGCCGTAGTGGGAGTAGGCGGAGCAAAAGAAGGTGGAGGCGTTTGCCCACCAACCGCCTTGTAAGCCCTAATCTCGTTGCTGTCATCTTTAACTTTGACGCGAGCGATACAAGTCTTACCCAACAATTCGTTTTCATCACGAATTACGGCAAGTCCTACTGCCTTGCACAACCCGGCAAGTTGCGACTGTCCAATCCGCTGGGCAACTTCCGAGGGATTGTCGATGTTCAGATTGGACCACAATTTACGCTTGGCGTACTGCCCCTCGACAATCTGAAAACAGACTTCAAGCCTATGTCCGTCGCCCCTTTTGGTTGTCTTTACTTCTGCTTTCTCGACAACTACTGTGTAGTCATCCGGAGGAAGCACATCAAAACTATCCGGAGGTTCGACGCTGTTGGAGTCAAAACCGCCTCCAAAAACTTGCTGAAAAATACTCATATTATCTCCTAAAGTTAAAGTCTAGCCCGTAATAACAAGCCGCCCAAGGTCGTCTACGCGAAACCCCAAGCGCTCTGGTATATCGCAATCGCAGACCACTGATCCGTCGGCGCGAAAATCCAGCAAATACCACTCAGTACCATCGGATTCTCTTGCCTTAAGATGAATAGCTCCGTCCTCAAACGATTTAAGATATAGCTGAATAGTCGCCTCGTGTTTTTCAGAGCAGCATACGAGTTTCATATTTTCTCCTCTATTGGTGACAAATTGCATTGACAAAACAACTCCAATCAAGTGGAATTGGAGTCACAATGCCGTAACGATTCTTGGCCACAAGCTGACCTGTTTCCTGTAAAATAAGCATACGCTGTCCAGCTTGCAAAGTAGCTGCCCCAATGAAATCACTCCATTCAATCATAACATTGGCTAATACTTTGTGAAGTTGCGGCATGGACCGCTCAAAGGTAGCGCCCTCCTGTGATGTCAACTCTCTGCGCTCCGTATGAGCAAGCAAAACTACGGCAACTCCGGCATTTGTAAACTTATCCAAAGTAGGTAACAAATACTGATAGACATAATTTTTCAACACAGCTTGGCCATTCCCATAACCCTTATGAGATAGATTTAATGTCTCATTCATTCCCTTGACCGACCCATCCGTTCCGCTTACATGTTCTTCAATTCGTCTCAAAAGCCAATCTGCCGTGTCAATGACAATAGCTGTAGGTTTTTCTTGAACAGCTAGCAGGCTGGAAAGACATTCGGAAATTTTGGACCAGCTATCCAGATAGGGAGTATGCAGGGCGTCCATGCCTTGTGGAATACCGTTTTCGGTATCAATGATAACTCCGCCTGTGCTTGATCCAAAGGTCGTCTTGCCTATGCCCGGAGGACCATAAACGATTCCCTTGGGCGCTCGCCCCCTTGTCTCTCTCGTAATTGAGTTTAGGTCAAATGCCATTAGTCTTTTCCCTTAGAAGACACCGTTAGATAGATCATTGTTGCCATCATAGCTGTTTGGACGCTGCACCATATCAAGACAAACTCAAACATTATCGGACCTCCAAGCTACAGACCGTGTAGTCGCTTTCATCGTCAGAGAACACCATTTCCTCGATGGCTCCACGTACAGCCTCGAATAGCGTTATGCTACGCCTCGACGATAGCACTTCCTTGACAGTACCAAGGCTATACTCCTCATTCCCAATCATTAAAAATACAGATCGTTCCATGATTCGTTCCTTTTCGTTTTCGCTAGAAAGAGTATTGTATCATGCCCTGCTTTTCTTGTCAAGCGGAATCCGCAAAGAATCTATCATAATTCGTGCTGATCGGCCCGTGGCCATCATTGGTAGCCAGTCTCCTTTACGCGGATCGACGGTATAGCCCCTATCGTACACAGCAATCCAGGAGTCGCCAGGTTCACTCGTTTCAGCTATGAGAAATCGACTGATAGCCCAATAGGTATACCAAGCAGATATGTTGTTTCCTGCACAAACTGAAAAAATATCATCTCCGTATTGCCATTCTATTGTGAACATTTTTTCTCCAATTCCCGTTTAATAATCCTACGAATTGTCCGTTCTTGCCAGAGTTTGCCACGGATAGTTCCAAAAAAGGCTTTGCAGTATAGCACTATATCTGCTATTGGTACATTATTACATGATAGTGCCATAATTTTGTTTATATGAGATTGTTCCTCCTCATCCTCAACCAATTTACCCCCCTGCCGCTTATACCCAATCGGGCATTTTCCAAGATAGATTCCCTTGTCTCGCTTGCGGGCCAGACCTGCCTTAGTTTTCTTCCGTATGATCTTACGCTGATATTGGGCGAACAACGCGAGCATTCCACAAACTAGCTCCCCCTCCGGCGTAGAATCTGGCGGGGTGCCATCGGCAAACGCAATTTGCGCCCCTGCCTCATTTACCACGCGCTGGATTGTCAAATAGACCATCATATCGCGGGCTAGACGATCCGACGTATCGACCACTAGCACCATACCATCAGATAGAGAAGCAATGGCTTGCTGTAATCCCGGACGTTTAATAGTTCCGCCTGATAGGTTTCTGTCCTCCCATACCCCGACTACATCATATTCATGTGCTAGGCAGAATGCCCGACATCTTTCCTCTTGCCGTTCATTGCTGGTTGATGTATCGGCGTCAGGACGTGGCGAGAAACGACAATAGATTAGGGCGTCAGGCATTGCGGGGTTTCCTTGTTTTAACCTTTAGGTTGTATCCGACGGACTCTAATTTCCTCCAATAACTGGGCGTACTCTTCCTCTGTAGCTGGTTGTGTCACCCGAATACAGCCATGATAATCAGCGGCTCCATGTTGTCCGATATGTGCATAGGATAGGCAATGCCCTCTTCCTTCGTCAAGAGTAGGAAACAACGCAAGTATGTCCCCAGCAGGCCACTTTCGAAAGACAACTATAGTAGATTTTTCCATCGTAGCTCCCTTGTGTAAATAGTGACTGACACCGCCCGCTACTCTGGATAGCTTAGGCACCATAATACAGTAGCCTATTCCAGCACTAGCGGGCGGAAGCGGTACTATTTAGAATCGAATCACAATGTTTGAGCTTCCCTCCCCTGTCCCTGCCTTTGCAGCATTGCCATAGGAGAGGCATTTACAGCCCCTATCAAGTAGTGTGTCAAGTAAATCTTGCGACACTGTTCTGTCTAGCTCTGCAATCTGACGATAAGGAAAATCATCAAACATTATAATGTGGATGTTTGGGTTTTCCTCTTGCAAAATCGCAACGGTGCCACTACGCATTGCGTTTAGGTAATCGTAATCACGTATAGACGAAAAAACTTCACTGGCTAGCATGGTCGGTACTCCTGATTGTTTAGATGGACATTTCCGATAACTTGACAAGCAGTGGTCGGAAGCATAGATTCCCTTGTACCATCGCTTAATCTTTCGACAATTACATCATATGCCCAATTCGATACTATGGCATAGTATTCGTTGCCTATCTCTACTACGTCGCCCACTTGGCAACAATAAAGATTACGCAAACTACAGCCATATTCGTGTCTCATCATTGCTCCGATTGTATTCATCGGTGGATTGTAGTTTTCCAATAGCTTCCAAGGGAATTGCATTTTTACTCCTGAATAGGTTTGACCAATTCCATATTTACATCATGCCATTCTAAGTAAATACACTCTTGCCCTAGACCGGTTGCAATCTTTGCGGCAATCCTGTTTAGATTGTACAATTCGGACGGGTCGCACACAACCGAGTAGGAAATAAGACTATCTTTCGCAAGGTTTCCATCTGACATGTTATAGCAACCGAATAAGCCATTTTGCTTGGCGAACCCCTCGAAATGGCTCGCAAACCACAAATCAAGGGCGTCAAAATAGTATTGCCCAACCGTCCTGCCATCATTGTAGTTAGTGGGCACTAGAATTGTTACTTTAATCATTGTTACACCTATAGTTAGTTGGTAAAATCCTTGACAACTTGAACCCCAATAGGTTTTCCACTTACAAACAGGACGACCTTAGTGCATACTAGACTAGAGGCATCCGATACCAAAAATATCTTGGACACGTTTTGGAACCTTTTTAACCTTCTTTGCTTTCCGTATAGCAGTTTTTTCATTGGCTGTAAACAGAATTGGAAAATCATCCATCGTACATGATAGTAAAACTAGAAAACCGTTCATTGCTAGTTCCCTTGTGGTTTTATCCAAACAGAAAAGCTACAATTGAATTGCCCTTGACTATCAAGGACAAAGATAAAATCCGTAATTCCCTTCCCTTGTAATTCCTTTGCGATTGCTTTCGGATCATCCGTTTGTCCATCATGGAATCCCGCCTCATATTCGCTATCATATAAACGATAGCCATACTTGTCAAGCGGAATATCTAGCGTCAAGCATTTTCTCGGATTTCCAGACAATTCCGCAAGGTAATCTTCTGGATTTTCCTTGACGCAATCGCCGCAAAGTATTACGCAATTCCCGAAAATTGCACAGTATGGTTTCCAGCCGTAGCAATCTGGCGACGTGCGAACCGCCTTGCCACACTCATCGCAAACTGACCACTCATCCTCCCATTCCGTCTCATAACCTAGCTTCTTTAATAGCCTGGCAATGCGGGACATAGTGTTATTGTCTATGACGTACCGCCGATTCTTTTCATCATAATGCGACTTGTCGTTCCAATTTGCTAGGGCTACTGGTTTGTCGCCATATCCGGGTTCGCGGCACCCATTGACTAGTTGGATGTTGCGTCCAAACCTTTCAGCATAGTCAAGTAGCTTGTCAATGTGGAACCGGGTGCAGGTTTCATTCTCAAGTAGTTGTGTTCGCATGGTTCACCTCGCATTAGAGTAGATTGTGGTATCGTCGAAACAATCCACAACATATGACACTACATGTAACTTGTCACAAAATGCAATAGCATGTTGCCGATGATAAAAATCTGCAACGTGTTCTTTGTCTGGACAGTAGGGGGAATCGGTCCCCAATAGCATAACTACTCTGTATCGCATTGTTGCTACCTCATTGCTGGTCGCACCATATTGTAAACTGTTCATCCCAATCGCCAGGTTCCATAAACATGGGATATTGCTGTGGATTATCAGAATTGGATTTTAGCCATTGATTGCGAAAATCTTCCGCTTGGCCAACTAACTCAGCAAACCACCGTTCTAATTCCATAGTCATATCTCATATTTTGATAATTGATACCTAGTTCGGTATCGTTTTGGATAGGCAATGTTCCATGCCTCTTTGCGGCATTCCCTGCACGCCAACGCATGGCCATCTTTGGATGTAGTATGCCTTTGGAATCGCTCAATAGGCAATTCACGTTGACAGATAGGACATTGCTTAATCATTGCCATTCGTTCCTTGCTGTTGTTGTAGCACGTATAACGCCTCAAGCGTAGCCCATTGTGCTATCCACTTCTCGGCCCATTCTTCCGCCTGTTTTCGGGCTAGTTGTGATTCTGTCATGGTGTCACCTCAATTCTGTTGTGGTTTCGTAGTCAATCGCAAGTGGGTTTCTCCCCGCACCCGCAAGATACGCTTGTCAAGCCGGTGGATTGATTGTCGGGTTTCGGATTGCTGATACATACGCAAAGCTACGGGGGCATTGCCCTTGATTGTTCGATTAGATAATCGGTCAAGCATATCCCGACTATTCTTGTCGAAAACCTTGCTATGCGGCTTTAGTATGATAGACTTGCACGTCTTGCTACACGCATTGTGCCCTTGCACGTATTTTTCGGTCTGCATCGGTAGTCCGCACACATTACAATAACACTCTGTCATTTTACTAACTCCAAAAAAGTTTTGTTGTGTCCAAGCAATCCATTCAGAAAGACTCTCCACCAAAACAAGTATATCACAAGTATTGGGTGTGTCAAGATCGTTTGTTTTGTGATTGTGCCCTGCATGATGCTACCCGCAACCGGCTAGATTTTCAATGGTACTAGCATTTACTTGTTCAATTCGTTTAATCCAATCAGCCTTTGCATGGTCATAAATTATATAGTAGTGGCCCCAATAGGCATTGCCCTCGCTATCGCAATTCCATGTAACAAACTGGTCACGCCACTGACAGAGAACTAGCCAACCGCCATTTTCACAGTTGTATCTGCCAATAACATCAGCCCCGTTCAGTAGTGTTTCGCGTTGTATTTTCATTGTTTCACCTATTACCTCAATTCCAGAAGATAGGCAACCCACTGGATTGCTATTGCCAAGACAAGGCAGCCCGTTCCGATGTATAGGTCAATCATGGTTTGTTTCCCCTTTCTACTCAATCCTACACTACCTAGCAATCTTGTCAAGTTTTTGCAATGCTACTTTGCGGGTATCCACATTGCTTGATAGTCGGTTGTAGGAATAGAATGGATTGTATGGTCATGGTTTCAAGAGGTCTGATTATAACGCCAAGTGAAACCACCTATTGGTATTGTTTTTCATTGGCGATTGCTAGCCGAATACACTCGGTCATAGCCCATAGGGCAGTAAACACTAGGATCGGCGGGTGGGAAAGCCCCAATGCCCCGCTAGTGAACGCAAAGGCTATCCAACAGCATATCACTAATTGATTGCGTGTCATGGTCTAGTATCCTTCCCCATCGGTTAGTGGAACAACGGGCCTATCATGCTTGGCATTAGTCCGTTCGGCTTTACGGACATGCTTAGCTAGTGCATGGCGAGTAGGATAGAGGTATGCTTTATAATCCCAGCCGATAACCCTAGTGGCCATACGGTCGGCGTTAGGATTCTCGGCTAGCTTCCACTCGGCTAATCTGCCAAGCGGAACAGGCGATAGCTTGAATATCGGGTGTGATAGTTGTTTCATAGTTTGTCCTCATGGTTAGAATCTAATAACATGCTCGCAGCGCCCAGTGGTGGCAGGCATCTTGTGCAACCACCGCTTAGCCACGTATTCATAATCGTATGGTGAATCAATGACTAATAGTAGCTTGCAACCCAAACCCCTAGGCAATGCGTCTAGGTTAGTGATAGTATCGCGGTCTTTGCAATAGTCGATAATGCTTCTCATGGTTTGTCCTTACACCTAAAATGCTGTAGTGGGTAGCCGGTTACAATGTGCTACTAAGCCGCCCGTTGTCCAGGCCCTACAGCGTACAATTAAACACTAGCACACAATAGAATAGTTGTCAAATAAAATCCAAGCATTTCGGTGAAGTCACCGATATGCTCTGGTTGCGGGTAGTTTATACTGTCAACCACGCAATCAGGCTAACCAGTGTAGAATCAAGGTAAAACGTCTAGGCGTCGATTCTAGGGCCTGATGGCAGGTAGATGTCAGAGTATCACTTGGTCGGTCGAAACGTGTAAATGGCCCCTTGTTGCGTGTCGCCATTAGTGGGGTGATAGTGGGATTGTAATGATTAAATAGATTAGGTAAGATAGATAGGCTAGTAGTATGTTTATCAAGATAGTAATGTATATATGCCTATAACGTAGGTGTGCATAGTGTGTAGGCTGGCATATGATAAGTATGGCAGTATGACCACAAGATATGGTATGTCGAGTATGGAACGACTACTAGATATGGTGTAGTGTATCACATTGATGTCATCCTAGTGGTAGGGTAACTGCCAGATTGGCAGGTATGGCTTAAATCTGACTGCCATTTTGGCAGCCATGCGCATTGTGGTATACCACAACACTACAGTATAGGCAGGACTATAACGAGTCGTCAACGTCCGATGTAAGTGTATATGTGGCAATAAGTTATATTTTTGTAGGGGGGCCCCATAACCTAAAAACTCGAATCCTGATAGGGCAGTGGGTCCCTCTCCCAACGTATATAAGAGCACCCCCTCAAAATCACATATATTTCAGTGTGTAGTTATACCCCACTAATGGTTTTCTACAGTACACAATAGGTCAACTACTATGGGGGGTATAGTCATACCTCTATATGGTAGAATTTTGTTACCTAGGGTATAAACCTCTATATAAGAAAGAAATGGGGAAAATACCTCAGGAAAAAAACGATAGCGAAAAGACGTGTCTGGTATCATAAAAAGGTACTAAGATAAGAAGAGAGAGATATAATAGAGAGAGAGATTACTCTTAGTTACCTAGCACTTACACCAATCTCTATCGGGGGGTTTAGAGACACCATTACCTATGTGAAAATGACCTGCTAGGTCACGCTTAGGTAACATTAGGTCTCGGTATATACAGAGATCGACTACACCACCTAAAAGAATTGCAATCTACTTACTGTGGTAACTATACCAACCACCTAGAATGTACCAATACCTAACATTTGTTACCTAAGCGGCGTAGCTTTTTTTTTAGTTAGGTAACAAAATACTACTTGTAGTAGTCCCCACTTTCAGGATGTGACGGTTTCAAAATTCCGTTACAATCGTCGTAAGTAGCTGAATTCGTCTACTCCCACTCAAGACTGGTCTGTTCAAATCTCTTGGGGGGCTTTTCCGTAATAAGAATGCCCTCGCGCGCACGTAAGGGATTTCGCTTGACAAATAAATTGAAATCTGATATAATACATATATTCACGGTTCTTACAACAAGAGGAGATTTTTATGAAATGCTTGATACCTGGATGTGATAGAGTTGCAAAATCGCGTGGGTTATGTATTGTATGTTATCAAGCTGCTAGAAATAAAGTTCTTGCAGGAAAAGTAACTTGGGAAGAGTTAGTAAATAGTAATTTAGCTTTAGTAGCAACACACCGAGGCCGAGCCGGTGGGCCTTTTCAAGACGCATTTAAGATGATGAAACGAGTCAAGGACTTGCCTGGACAAACCAAGCTGTTTGCGTGTGATGATAAGGATTTAGCAACCATATTGCAAGGCGAAAGTGGTGCAGAAGCGATGGACTTTTCATCGACTGCTGATGATTACTACGGAGGCACTACACTAAGGGGAAGTCACGATGAAATGCCTAACACCTAACTGCCAGGAGACTAAACTGAAATCACGAGGGCTATGTTATTGCTGTTATAAAAGGTTGTATCAGCGTGTCAAACGCAAAACTATTACGTGGGGCGAACTTATTGACCAGGGGCTTGCTAATCGGGCAGCCAGAAAAGGCGCTTCTACAGAAGTTCGTAGAAAAGCACAGATCGAATGTAAGAAGGAATTGAAAACAAGTATGGATGCCGATGACAAGATTTTTCTGGCGATGTATAAGCGATGCCTAGCGCAAGGCTATAAATCTACTCCGGGTGATTTGTCAGCCGCCGAGAGGCAGCTTATGCAAGAAGCTCTCGGGATTACTGGACCAGATGATGCTCTTTTGCAGGAGATACCAAATGACAGTTGACGAGATCATTAAACAAATAAACATAAAGTCATCTGGCCGCACAAGATGGAAGGGCCAAGAACCATTTTGGGATGAGATGCTTGTAGTCGAGATCGAGCGATTACGCAAACTTGTAGACTACTACTCTGTAGCTCTTGACAAAATAGAATCCTGATGGTATAATGTAAGATGACAAAATCCACTTCAATGCCTTAAAGGAGGGCAGTAGCAGTGCCGTTTCGCAGCGAGAAGCAACGCAAATTTCTCTGGGCCAAGAAACCAGAAATTGCCGAAAAGTGGGCGAGAGAGGCCAAAAAGGCCGAGAGAAGTAAGAAACGAAAACATACGTTCAAACGCCAAAAGGATGACTAATGGATGTCCGCGTGATATTAAATCCAAAGACTGACAAATTATTTCTCGTCGTCGAACCAAGAACAGATGATGATAGAAGTCTTCTTACTTTGTTTGCCAAGCAATGCAGCAAAGCAGGAAGTAAGGTCTGGGCCAATCCGTCGTACCTACTTAGCCGTGATCCAAAGCTGACTGGAATTCTTTTTGACACAGCCGAAAAGGATGACTGATGGCTCGCCAAGATACTCGTGATGTAACCGAGTTTGCCAAACGTGTCAAATCTGTCCTTTGGCGACAGGATACTGGCAAAGAACATCCGACCTATGAGTCGTGGCAATCTCGCGTGGCCTTTCTCCAAGACAAAGAAGGTGGAGCATATACCAAGCAGCAGGCGATTGTCCGGGCATCAAAAGAATATGAATGCCTACATCGTTTGTTTCGTGAGTATGACCTCAAAGCATTCGATCCAAATCCTGAGTCTCATCCGAATCTGGCTATGAAGGATGCTTTCACACCAGACAACACTTTGGCCGGGGTAATCTGTGAAAACAAAGAGCAGACCTACCGACAATCGCTTCAATGGGCCATCGACGCAGCCGGATGTTATATGCGTACAGGACAGCGGCCAATTAGCTGTCCTTGCGATACCGCCTATTATCTCTACCAGCAAGCTATCGCAGAGCCTAAAGATTTCTTGGGAAGAGTTGGGCAGATTGAGTCGAAGGGTGTAGGTGAATCAGAGGAAGAGAAAGACCTAAAACGTGCAGGGAAGCGTTCCATTCGTGAGTTGGAAGTGATGTTAAAGGAAATTCTCGGTGACGAATAACTGCCTACTCCCCGACAAATCTGGCTACACACAAGCACTTCTTCTGGAACGAGAATCGTTTTTTCCAGAAGTTCCCAAGATGCCATTTACTGTAAGGTGTGTTAGAACTACAAACGAATTTGACGAATTCATGGAGCTTGCGTGGTATTGTCCTTGGTTTTCATTTGACACCGAGACTACAAATATCAATCCGCGACGTGCAGAATTGGTAGGTATGTCTTTTTGCTGGTGTCCTGAAGAAGCATGGTATATTCCTGTACAATGTCCACAAGGAGACTCGTGCTTACCACTTGGCCTAGTCAAGCCATATTTACGCAAGATTATAGAGCGAGAGGATATTAAAAAAATAGGCCAAAATCTTAAATACGATAAGATCATACTAAAGAATTATGGCATAAATTTTAATGGAATTGCTTTTGACACCCTCATTGCGAGTTATTTGCTCGATGCTGGGTCACGTCGCCACAATCTTGACCTTCTAGCTAAAAAGTACCTGAACTACAATACAATACATCTTTCAGAATTGATAGGAAAGGGAAAGCACCAACTTAGTACAAAAGACGTGCCACTTGAGTGTATGGCAGCTTATGCAGCAGAAGATGCTTGGGTGGTAGCTAAACTTGCTCCTTTGCTTTATGCCGAGGCCGAGCGGCAAGGACTTCTACCGCTTCTTGAGCATGTCGAGATTCCACTTATTTCTGTACTTGCTGACATGGAGTACAACGGAATCAAAGTAGACTTGGAGAAAGCTAATGCGCTACAACGAGAATTTGAGCATCGAATGGCCGCAGTATTGGATAACGTCAGGCTACAAACCAACGACCGATTCAATCCGAATTCTTCGGCACAACTCAGAGCAGAACTTTATGACAATCTCGGATTACCTCAATCAAAGACCACCCCAAGAGGAGAGGCCAGCACGGACAAATCCGTCTTAGTAGAACTTGCCAAGCAGCACGAGCTTCCAAAAAACGTAGCTGAATACCGTGAGCTAACTAAACTGAATGGTACGTATGTGTCATCGCTTCCAGATAAAGTATTCTTCGAGACTGGTAGGATTCATGCCTCGTTCAATCAGGCCGTGACGGCGACTGGTCGGCTTAGTTCTTCTGATCCCAACTTGCAGAACATTCCAGCGAGGACTGAGGATGGTAAGAAAATCCGTAAGTTATTCGTTGCTGAAAAAGATCATGTGCTGATATCGGCTGACTATTCACAAATTGAACTTAGGATTTTAGCCCATTATTCTGCTGATCCAAGATTGCAAGAAGCGTTTCATTCTGGCGAAGATATTCATGCTGCCGTAGCGGCCCAAGTAGCTGGTGTGCCACTAGATCAGGTAACAGATTCGATGCGAAAGGCTGCTAAGACAATTAACTTCGGAATCATCTACGGCCAGGGCGCAAAGAAACTAGCTACAAGTCTTGGGATTAGTAAGGAACAGGCCAAGCAGTTTATCTCCGAGTATTTCAAGACGTATCCGCGAGTCAAGTCGTTTAAGCAATCGGTAATCAATGGCTGCCGACGCAATGGTTACGTTACTACGATCCTTAGTAGGCGTCGGTACATTCCGAATATCAACGAGCCAGACGGCCCTGACCGCTGGGAAGCAGAAAGGATAAGTGTAAACACGGTAGTGCAAGGTTCGGCAGCCGACCTCTTGAAATTGGCGATGTTGGAACTCGACAAGTTATTCCAGCAGAAACTACTTACTGCGAAGATGTTAGTCCAGGTACACGATGAATTGATACTGGAAGTACCCTCTGATTTGGTAAATCACGTTATTCCTTTTATCAAAGCTACTATGGAATCTGCTGTACCTCTTAGTGTTCCTGTTGTGGTTGATATTGAATACGGCCAGTCTTGGGGCGATATGAAAATTTGTGAACAAGCTGCAAACAACAGATCACTGTGATTGTTGTGGTAGAATTCTTGGTTGTAAATGCGACCGAGATGCACATGGCTGTGCCAGAGCTTTGCTTTTCGGATTATACGTGAAAGAGGAATCGACTTTAACAGAGCGTATATATCGCTTTTATTGCTGTAAAGATTGTATGAATGAAAGTAAGTAGTCCTTTTTCTCATCTGATACCGCGAGACCTCGCAGATAACCTGCGATGCCGTGCCCGCATCCACAAAGCGGTATTAGATAATCCAGAATGTGCGGATATTTTTCGGGATATTTGCTCAAGAGACCCTATATTTTTTATCAGCTTATTTTGCTGGACACACGACCCCAGGCAGGAACCCTTTGCTCGCCTACCTTTTATCCTCTATGATTTTCAAGAGGAATTGGTAATGGAGATTCTGAAGGCTGCTAATGACCATGATTTGCTGATCGAAAAAAGTAGAACTATGGGTGTCTCGTGGGTGAGTCTAGCCGCCTTTGTGTGGATATGGTTATTTGGAAAAGAACGTTCCATTTTACTTGGTTCGCGCAATAATGATTTGGTTGATAAGCCCGGTGATCCCAAAGCCCTGATGTGGCGTATCGAGTATCTGGTTAATCTACTTCCTATCTGGCTCAAGCCAAAAGGCTATGATTCCGGTAAACATCGAATTCAAAAGCATATCGAGAATCCAGAAAATGGTTGTGTGATAGATGCCGAAGCTACGACAGAAAATTTTGGTACAGGCGATAGGCGATTCCTGGTATTCCTGGATGAGTTTTCCAAAGTGCCAAACGGTGATTCAATGCTGGCTTCTACACAGCCCGTCACGCATAGCAGAATTATCAACTCAACACCGTTTGGAATCAACAATGCTTTTTATGATCTGACAACACATAGCCGAGTGACTAAAGTTAGATTACACTGGACTAGGCATCCAGTCTATAAAAAAGGCTTATACAAAAAAGAGTTTGGACCAGATGGAAAATATATAGCATTAGACACTGAATACTGGGACAAAGAAGAAAACGCCGAAGAAAAGATGGCGGAATATGACGCCATGATTATCGAGCGCGGTGTTCCGCTTCCACCTGGCAAAGAGCGAAGCCCTTGGTATGCCGAAGAATGTGCTAGGGCCAAGAATGCCGCACACGTAGCACAAGAACTTGACATCAACTATTTGGGATCGGGCGGACAGTATTTTGATCCCGCGAAGGTTCAAGAAACTATTACTAAGTATGCACGCCCCCCGCTCCTAGTTGGTGACTTGGAATATGACAGCCAAACTGGTGATCCAATCCGTTTTAGAGAAAACACAAAAGGACGCTTGCGACTGTGGTTCCAGTTGACTAGGGAGGGGAAACCAAGTCTTGAGCATCGTTCAGTGCTGGGGTGTGACATATCATCCGGTACTGGCGCGAGCAACTCTACTGGATGTGGATGGGACAAAACTACGTGCGAAAAATTATGTGAGTATGCGAATCCTCGAATACGACCAGAGGAGTTTTCGTTACAGATGGTTGCATTGGGCAAGTGGCTAGGAAATTCCCAAATAATATGGGAAGCGCGTGGTCCAGGTCTTAATTTTGGATCAAAGATTGTTGAACTAAATTATGGGAATATCTACCTGCGAAAAAATGATTCGTCAATTACTGGAAAAGTTTCCGACGTACCAGGGTGGGCACCCGGTAAGGATTCAAAATCAGTATTAGTGGGTAACTATCGAGACGTTATTGAAACCTCCGAGTGTTGCAACTATAGTAAGGAGGCTCTTGAAGAATGCCTATCATACATCTACGGACCAGACGGGACCCCAACACACAGTAAATCCATAAACAAGGATGATCCGTCTGGGGCGAAGGATAATCACGGAGACCGCGTGATCGGAGACGCGCTTGCGTGGAAACTGATGACGTATACAAGTAAAAATACAGAGCAAGACAAACCAGAAATTAGACCAGGGTGTCTTGCATGGCGAAATAAGATGCGAGAATTGCACAAAAAATCTAGGGTGCTTGAATTATCAAAGGAATGGAGACGCTAACAACTAACTAGGAGCATACAATGGCAGAATTATTTCCACAAGCTAAGATGAAGAAGTTGCACACCGCTATTGATTGGTCGGTAAAACAACTCGATACTCCGCGCAAAAATCGTGTGTCTGCAATAAAAGATTTAGTTGGCAAACACTACACCGCAAACGGTAGTGATGCAATTATGCCAGTCAATGCTCTCAAATTGGCTATTGACGTATATGTTCGCTATCTCGCCGCACGAAAACCTCGTGGTATGTTTTCATCCAGGGTTCAGGGATTCGAGCCTGTGGCTAAGAATTTCGAGTTGGCGGTCAACCAGATTCCTGATGAGATCAAACTCGGTAATACACTACGACAGATTGTAATCGAGGCGCTGATGTCTCCGATGGGTGTCGCAAAATGCGGCCTACATACTTCAGGCAGCGTGCTGGGTTATGCGTATGGTGAGCCATTCGTTGATTGCGTAACACTGGACAACTACTTTTTTGATCTATCTGCTAAGACGTGGGATCAGGTGCAATTTGAAGGTAATGACTACTGGATGGAATTCGAGGATTTCAAGGAATGGATAGACGAGAAGGACCGGAAAGACATTAAATCTGATCCACATGAAATACTCGGAGAGGATGGGCAGACTGTAGCAGAGTCCATTACGGCCAACAGCACGGCAGATGTGTATCGTGAACGTATTTGGCTGCGTGACGTGTGGTTGGTAGCAGAGAGGAAGCTAATTACCTATGGCGTTAAGAGTAAAAAAGTGTTCAGTGTTGTGGACTACGCGCCTGATATGCCTGATCCCTATATTAAGCTCTGGTATTCATTGGTTCCAGGAAACTTACTTCCTCTGCCGCCAGTAGCCTCGTGGCGCGATCTTAATGAACTTGCTAATGCACTGTTCCGAAAATTAGGAGCATCGGCTGATGCGTACAAAGAGGTTCTGGTGTTTGCAGGCGGGGACGACGCTGGTGCTATTGCTTATAAAGGAGCAAGGCATGGTGATGGAATCAATGCTGGCGGGATGAAGCAGCCAGAGACGTGGTCTGCCGGTGGTATCGAGCCGAAATCATTGGTGTTTTACCAACAGGTGAAAGAGCTTTTCAGTTACTTCACAGGCAACATGGACAGCCTGGGAGGACTGGCTCCGGCAACGCAGACCATTGGCCAAGACAAACTTTTGGCCGAAGCTGCTGGTGCCCAACTCCGTGACATGGCAGATCAGACCGTTGAGTTTGTGCGAAATATCTTTAAGGCCCTGGCGTACTACGAGTGGACCAACCCAATCAAGACCCGAACTCTGAAAAAGAATGTGGCTGGGCAGATCATTGATGTGGACTGGACACAAGAGGCGAAGCAGGGAAACTTCGACTATTACGACATTGACATCGACGTGTATTCGCTTCAAGACGATTCCCCTGGAATGAGATTACAAAAGCTAGGGGTTGTCATGCAGCAGTATGTCTTGCCGCTGATGCCAGCTATCCAGCAGGTAGGTGGGTACTTCGATGTTGAGTCGTTGATGCGGACAGTTTCCAAGTATTCCAACTTGCCGGAACTTGAGACGATTGTGACGTTCCCTGATGATCCGATGCCACAGACGGGAAGTGGGCAGGGATCGACCCAGCAATATATTGGAGCACCAAAAACGCAGCAAGGTGGTGAGCCACAAGGGGTTCCGCAACAAGGGTTATCACAGGATATGATGTCGCAGCTTATGGCTTCAGAATAATAGTTGACTTTCTGGCCAAAGTATGGTATAATAGGAGGTACAATGGCGATCTACTGCTATGCAAATTTAGCCGGTGAAATTCTTGAGAAGCATTTCAAGATGGGAGAGGCTCCTCAATCTGTTGAGTTTGTTGGCGAGATGTGGCACCGTAATTACGCCGCCGAACATTCGACGAAATGCAGACCCGGAGCCGGTTGGCCAATGAAGCCATGTGTTTCGACAGGGGTGAACGCAACACAGGCCAATGAATTGCGCGAGTTTTACCAAAAGCATGGTGAGACGATAGAAGTATCGAGCAACGGTGATCCGATTTACACGTCGCAACGTCAGATGGATCGTGATCTGAAGCGGCGTGGATTTGTGAACATGAACTAGTAGGAGAGAGTTATGCCAGTTGAAGAAAGCTTGATGAGTGAATTAGCAGAAGCGGTAGAACAATCCGTTGAAGAGTCTAAGACAGTTGAGGAAACAGATGTATCTACTGGTACAGGCGCAGCCGATGACATGGGAACAGAAACAGTCGTTGGTGAAGATGGAGATACTGGAACAGCAAATGCAGATGGCAATGACTCAGCTAAAACTGAGAAAGGAGGCACTGGAAGCGGAGACGGAGAATCTACTGAAACTGATACAGAGGGAAAATCAGTAGACGCTTCGCCTAAGCCTACCATTAGTGACGCGGCTTTAACGGCGGCAGTCCAGCATGGCATTCCGATTGAGGATGCCCGGCTGTTTCCGAATGAGGCCGCATTGGGCCGTGCAGTACAGGCTGTACGAAAGTCCATTGAGCAGTTTGCTCCAAAAGAAGAAAAGCAACAAGAAGAAGAGGATTTGCTGGCGAAGTTGCCAGTGCTTGATCCTGAAAAATTTGATCCAGAAGTACTAGCACTTCTTGGTCCAGTTTATGAAGTTATCAAGAAGCAGCAGAAGCATCTTAAAGACCTGCGCTCCCAGACGGAACAATCGACTGCCTCTGCTGCACAGATCAATCAGCGAGCTACGACGCAAGAGATAACAGACTGGTTTGACGGACAGATTGCTAAATTAGGCGACGACTTCAAGGATGTTCTAGGAGTCGGGGGCACGGAAGCCCTGTCCGCCAATAGCCCACAAAAAGTAAAACGTGACGCGATTGCTAACCAAGCTGCTTTGCTGTTTGCAGGCTATAATGCAACGGGCACGAAACCAGAATCCCGCGATGCGGTGTTTAAGGCTGCTGCACATATTGTGCTTGCTGACGACTACGCAAAACTTAAGGAAAAAAAATTGTCGTTGAGCCTGGATAAACGCAGTAGGCAGCATATCCAGAGGGCAGGCGGAAGCCAAAAAGCAAAGCCAGTCGGCGATCCAGAAGCAATAGCGGCAGCGGAACTTCAAAAGATGTTTCCGAACATTACGCATTAAATCCTATGAAAAAATGTAGCCGCTGCGGATTGCTCAAGGATGAGAGTGAATTTGAGCTAAATTCTTACAAACGTAAGGATGGCTCCCGCAGTTTTGCTAATCGGTGTAAGGAATGTGCTAGGGCCTATTCTCGAAAGTATAGAGCCGAACATTTACAAGAGCTTACTAAAAAAGATAGGGTCTACAAGCAGAAACAGCGTGTGGAAAATCCAGAGGCCGATAGAAAGTACAAACGAGAATACTATACGCAACATCGAGATTATTTCAAGACATTGCGTAAAAAATATGCAGCCCAGCATCGTTTCGAGTACGCATTGAAAGATTCTGCGTCTCGGGCGGCAAAGTTCGGCTACAGGCCCTGTAATGCTACTCCTGCTGAATTGCAGGAAGCGTTTACAGGAAGATGCGCGGTTTGCGGTGTTCCTGAAACAGAACTAGCACACAGGCTTCATGTAGATCATTGCCATGAAACTGGATGTTTCAGAGGTCATTTGTGCAGTAATTGTAATCGTGCATTAGGACATTTCAAAGATAACAAGGAAGTTCTCAAGATAGCAATTCAGTATCTTGAGCAGTCAATTAGAAAGGAGTCTATAGATGGGCTTGCAATTGAACGAGATAGATGATGTGGTCGTAGCCACAAGAAATCTTCTGATTAAGCAGGGCGCATTTCTTAACCTGCAAAGCGACCTCCAAGATTATACTGCTGTCCGCGAACTATGGAAGAATAAACGTAAAGCGTTCGATGGTGGGTACAACTGGACCTTTACGGCCCAGATGGATCACAACCATAGCTTTAAGGCCGTTGGTCTTTATGAGACCGATTCGTCTGTGATGGTTGACACGCTGGTCGAGGGTTCGGTGTCTCCTCGCCACGTCAATGCTCACTACGAGTACGATCAACGACATCCTGCGTTCCAGGGCGGCTCTACCAAGATTGTGGATTTTGTGTCAGCCAAGGAAGCCGAGATGACCATCTCTTTCTGGGAAGGTCTTGAGGCTGCTTGTTGGACCGATCCTGGTGCGGCAGATACCAAGAATATCCACGGCATCCCCTATTGGGTGACAAAGGGTACTGCTGGACAGGAAGGTTTCTATGGTCTGAATCCTACTGGTTACGCCTCTGGCTGTGCAGGTATTTCGTCTACGACCTATCCGCGATGGGCGAACTACTTTTCGGACTATGCAGCGATCACGGAAGAGGATTTGCTGCGCAAGATGATTAAGGGTCATTACTCGATCCAATTCCGTTCTCCGCTTAGTCATGCCGAGCCGGAGCTTGGGAAAATGAGCAATGGTATCTACACAAATCTTGATACCATTATTCTGCTTGAGGAATACCTCAAAACGCAGAATATGAACAACGGTACTGACCTCGGGTTCTATTCGGGCAAAGTGACCTTCAAGGGTACTCCGGTGCAATATGCTCCGTACCTTGACAATGATACCAGCGATCCTCTCTACTTCTTGGATTGGAAGTGGTTGGCGATGGGTGTGCAATCTGGATGGGTTGAGAACATCACTCCGCCGTATATGGTGCCCGGAAAGCACTTAGTCAAACGGGTTGACTTGGATGCCTCTATGGAAGTCGTCTCGACTAATCGCCGCAGACAAGCAGTGTTTGCCAAGGTTTAATTTTAACAACTAACAATAGGAGATAAATATGGATTGCTCTATTAACAGCCCGCTTGCTCTTGGCAATGTCAAGCAGCTTGATGTTTGGTTTGAGGGAAATGGGGCCTCTGCACAAACTGTGCTTGAGGGTCAAGGGGTCTG